TCATTTTTTGTCCTCCCGTACTTTTGCAAATTCTTCTGGAAGCCGAGCCACAGCAGAATTCTGATCCGGTATCAAAACAGGTTTGTCTTCTCTAATTTTTGCAGTTCCATTGGCAGCAGCCGTAATTCTTTCAATTGCTATTGAGTAATATTCAGGCATTATCTCTGCCCCCAAAAATCGGCGATTCTCGATGATAGCAGCAACTCCCGTTGTACCAGAACCCATAAAAGGATCTAAAACTAGTTCGTTTTGTGAAGTTAATGCTTTTATAAGTCTTTGTGGTATAGCTACAGGAAATTGGCATGGATGAATTGTCTTCTCAACATGCATAGCTTTCACATTAGGAATATCCCATACATCTGATGGATTTTTCCCCAAAGGGTTTCCGCTAAATTCACCTTTGCGGCTACCCTTATATGCACGTTTACCTGGATACTTCTGAGGTACGCGTACTGAATCTAAATCGAAGTGAGATGGAGTTCCTTTGGAAAACCACAAAATTGTTTCGTGCCTTCCACTAAAACGATTTGTACTATTCAGACCATGCCCAAATGTCCATATTATCCTATTCCTCAAGATAAGTGGATGATCAAATTTTAAACTCATCTCGGTAAAAATATTGTAGATTAAATAATCTAACGGTACTACGCACTTATCAGAAACATGATAACCCACCTGCCAGCATATATTCCCTCCAACCTTTGTAACTCTATATAACTCATCAAATATATCTAGATGTAACTTCTTGAAGGTGTTTATATCATCCTGTGGATCTTCATAGGCCTTTCCCATGCAATATGGTGGGGAGGTTATTGTCAAATTTACACTTTGATCTGGAATGTTTCGAAGCAAATCAATGCAATTACCATTGTAAAGCGTAACCTTATTTTTTTCTCTGTAATTCTTGTATATTCGCATTAGTTATACACCTCTATGAATACTCCGATCAATCGACCCAAACTACCTTTGAATTGTAGAAAAATTGGTCTATAAGTTATCGAACAAAATATAAAACTACTATTATATATTTATTATATCATTGGTTCCCGTTAGCAGCAACATATCTCTTATTTTACAAAACAGATAGTTTTTTTCGACTATGCCGCAGGTTGAAACCTATGGCTTTTTTGTCCAAAACCGCCCCAAAGGAGTAAAAACATATTTTCCCTCACACAATCAGCCAAAAGGCAGATACCCATAGTTTTTACTCTCCGTGGCATCCGGGCGCTTGTCACGGTGAAGTTGGTGCAGTGTAGGCGGAGATCAGCAACAAGGACAACAGCAGGTCATTTCACATAAAATACGATCATCTTCCTCTGACCAAGGCTTTCCTGCATTCTCCGGGCGAGATCTAGTAACACTTGTTTTGACATTTCCAAGCTGCTGCACTGCAAGATGCAAAGCACGTATCATATCAGGTTCATTACAGACATGGTCTTCTGGCAATATTTCACCATTAAAAGGATCAATTCCATCAGCTAAAATCGATAATAATTCTCTTGCTTTTGAAGTATCCATTTTCGCCCCTCTTTCTTTACTCCCATTATAATCGTTTATAATATGTATCCAACTTCTCTAAGCAAATCTTCTTAATCTCCATTTTTTCTTCATCTGTCAGTTTTCTCCACACACTCTCATCCACCTGAATCACACCCAGTGTTTTTGTATGGTACATCATCTGCATATCCTCAAAGCGCTTGAATGGATTTGATAAAATATTTCTTTCAATCTGGCGATCTGTTGTCCCTTCTTTTGCATAGATACTGTTTGCCTTTTCCACCACCAGCCCCTTTTTCTTCCGTTCTGCATAATAGCTTTTGAAAAAAGCTACCAGGTCTTCCAACTTTACACGTCCTTTGGGGTCTGCATGTTGTAAAACTCCCAAGAGTAACACCGGTTTATAGGAATAGCTCATATCCATCTGGCGCACCATGTCCATAAAAAGCTGTTTTCGGTTAGATTCGTCAATCAATGTCCACCCAAACTGTCCTGCGTACTGTTTCAAAGTCTCCTCTTTGAAATATTTGAACACACGATGCTCACTCATTGGTACCACAAGATCAGGAATCATCTTTCCTTCCCTCACATATCTCTCAATGGTTTCTGTCTGCACATTCACCCGGCGGACAAATTCCATTTGCGAAATCATACCGGCTGCTTCTTCTTGCCAGTTGAAAATATCCACCATTTCATAATCCAGAGCATCCACCGGCCAATCAATAATGGCATCCGGTCGTTCCCCTTTTTCATACAACCCTTGTTCTGCACGCTTCTGTTTTTCATTCCCAAGAACCAATGCACCTGGGCGATACTCCTTTAACCGAAACATCCGATGCATAGAATATGGCATATTGAACTGCCCTGCATTATCCACAAAGTCAAAAACCATCAAGCTTTCTTTTCCTTCAGCCAAACGCATACCACGTCCCAACTGTTGGGTATATAGCACCTTTGACATCGTAGGTCTTGCCATAAACAACACTTCTGTTTCCGGGCAGTCCCATCCTTCATTCAACAAATCACAAGCACAAAGTACTTTCACTTCACCCTTTTGAAATCGCTCCATTACCTCCTGCCTAAGACTTGCTTTCATGCCACCTGAAACAGCTTCTGCTGCAATCCCAGCTTGATACAATCTATCTGCAATTTCTTCTGCGTGTTTTACAGAAGCACAGAAAATAACCGTCCGTTTATCTTTTACATACTGTAACCAGGTATCTACGATTAGCTGATTTCGCTCAGGTACAAAAATTTTGCTCTCCAGATCTCGAATATGATACTGCACACTATGAAAACGAACCTTTGACAAATCAATATTCGTATGTATCCGAATGCACCGCACCGGAACCAATTCTCCAATTTCTACCGCAGTCTGGATATCCAGTCGATGTACCGTATGTTTGAAAATATCTAAAATATCTGTTTCGTCTGTCCGCTCCGGTGTTGCAGTCAGTCCCAATGTAAAATCAGGTTTGAAATAAGAAAGCACTTTCTGATAAGTATCCGCTGCCGCATGATGCGCCTCGTCAATGATCAAATAACCAAATTCATCTTCTTTGAATTCATCTAAGTGCAAAGCAATGCTCTGGATACTTCCGCAGATTACAAAAGTGTCTCTGTCTTTTTGATTATCGGCAAATACCCCTGTTGTTACATCAGACCAAAGTTCTCGAAATGTTTTTGCTGCCTGTTCCACCAGTTCAATGGTATGTGCCAGAAACAGCGTTTTCTTTCCCATACATTTTGCATCCGAAACTGCTGTTACGGTTTTACCTGTCCCCGTTGCATGGTGCAAAAGTCCAATGCTTTCATGGGCTTTCCGCATTTCTTCCAGGGCATCCAAAGCTTTTTGCTGGTGATCTTTCAACTCAAGATTCGAACCATCCAATGCTTTCCCTTTTTGTGTTGGCAGATAATCTTCGATTTCTCGAAAATGTGGATGCTGACCTAAAAAAATACGCAGTTCATCTTTTACCAGCTCTGGCTGCTGCTGTAATTGATGCACCGCCCAACGATACACATCCCAACCAAGATATACCATACTGTTTTGTTTTAAGAGATCGTCATAAAATTTATTTCTAGATACCAGACTTGGATTGTGAGATGCTTCGTCATCGATTTCGATGGCAATTTTCTTTCCGCCGTTTTCCAAAAGAAAATCTGCATATCGACTATTTTGATAAATATCATAAAAATGATATTGGGAATAAAGATACCCTGCCTTTTCCACGCCAAATGTATCACTGAACAGTTCTATAAACAAATTTTCTGCACTGCTGCCAGATACAGATTGATAGTTCGTCATCTTCATCCCCCATTCCAAATCAGTCTTTTGACTGCACTTCCTTCAGCAGAATCCTTTTTTCAAATCCGCCTCTCTGGTTGGCTTTTTCTTTTCTGACCTGCTCCAGTTCTTCTACGCTCCAGCCCCTTGCTTTCACGACGGCATACATCACTTCCAGAAGATCTGCTAGCTCTTCCAAAGACTTGCTTTCTTCATATTCATTCAATTCTTCCTGAAGTTTTTCATCCAGTATTGCAAGATATTCCTCTGAAGAAAGCACTTCACATACGCACTGCTTACCGTCGCTCTCTATAATCTCTGGGATACGATCCCGCACTAATTTATGATATTTCTTAACCTTCACCGTATACCCTCCTCAAAACTTTTTAAGGCTGTAAACCTAATTCCTTCTTCAGCCTTTTTTCAAATTCCTTTATCTTCACCCAATCAGCATTCAGATTCTTTATCAACTCTTCTTCATCTATGCTTTCGTCAATTTTCCTCTTGCTTGTATGGAAATGATTTCTCCACTGCCAGTTCTCTTTTTGCATTTTCGCTGGAAAAATCTCATTGATCCGATCACATATTTTTCGTAAATCATCCGGAATGTTTTTCGAGCTTACCACAAACTGTATCCTGTAATCATACCCACTGCGATTTATGATCTCATAGAAATAAAAATTTTTTGTGTTCCAACCGCTCAAAACATTTTCCGCATCCGGAAGTATTTCTGACATCGTTTCCGTTTTAAAACGAATAATCGTTTTATTACTCGTTTCCAAATCGGCAATCAGTTCACCTTTGTCAGTCATTTCACTCAACCATTTATGGAATATGTGAGCGATATCCATAGCACGGTCAGGTTTATATTCAAAAATCAAATCCAACGCTTTTTTATGCTTTGCGTAAATTTCCTCACATATTTTTGCAAGTTTTTCATCACCCACAATATCCCTCCTAATGACATCCAGATAATTAGAAATCAAAACGGAAACCTCTGGACTTAAATTCGATTTCTCATAACATTTTTCAATGATCTCCAAAACATTCTGGTAGCTCATAGAACACCAATACAAGGCATCATTCCCTTCTCTCCCATCCGGCGAAAGATAAATAAGCACTTTCTGATACTCGGGGTAAGCATCATAAATCCATTTCCGATATCTTTCCAATTGACGATAGCCTTCCCCAGAATCAATTTTATTCTCGATGCATAGCACGATTTTTGATTGTTTCGATACTGCCAGGATATCTAAGTGATTCCACTCTCTGTATACACAAAAATCCTCATATGTAATTTTCAGCAAATCAAATACGGACAACTCGCATCCACCAGAAACAATGGCAAAACGGATAAATTCCTCCAGTATATTCTTCTCTAATCCATGATTTTCATTGGGGTCTAAAAGCCAAGCCAACATATTGCTGTGTCTAATTTCCATTCTGGTAATTTTTAATACATCAAACAGATTAAAAGAATCAGACCATTCCGCAAGCTGATCCAAACAAGAAATATCCAGAAGGAATTCTTTTAACGCCTGTTCATTCTCATTGTAAATCTCTTGATTCATTAATCATCCCATGCCCTTCTGTTTTTCTCTCTACTGTGCTAGTTTGATTGAAATTACCTTATACAAGCATTATGCCACAGTTCGCAAAAAAATACAATTTTTGCCAGGAAAATATTCACGTCCCATCATGTTTTTATCCTCCAAAAAACTCCTTAGATGCCGGTACCGACGTCTGTGAAAAATCCCACTTTTTCTAAGCAAACTCCCGTTTTTTTCTTCCTGTGACGCACGAACCGACGTCTGCGGCGCAATACCAGCACCTGCAAAAAATCCCCACACTGTGGGGATTTGAGGGCTTTTTTGACCGGTTTGATGCCGGTCTTTAACCTGCAATCATTTTTTGCACTTAAAATCACCCGAGAGATATATCACATTTTGTGATATTCTAAATCTCGTTTTTCCGCCGATTTTCTACCTTCATGGGGCGATTCCTCCACCTTAGAAAGAAAACTCCACACAGGGGCGTACAAGGGCACACAAGGCATCCTTTACTGTTAATAGCGCCGCCCATATTCTATCTTTACCCATCGCTCGAAAAGCGAGGAAATGTCCACCCCCTCTTGACATCCCTCTCCGCAAGAGTTTATATACCACAAGCGGCTCTGCCGACTTCAAATAAACGGAGGTCATGTTATGGACATACTGCAATCGTTTCTTTCTCTTGCTGATCCGTCCCCACCTACTTTTCGGGAAATATTTCGTTCCGCACAGGAGCTGCGTTCTGCTCTTGGCATGAAATCTTACTTACTGGATCACTATTTATCTTTGTTTTTCCAGATGGTGTCCCAGATTGATTTCATTGTTTTGCAGGACGAAGCTCAGTCTGCCATGGGAGAAATGCATCATCTATTCTCTGATACCAACGGAAAAACGTCACCAAAAATTTCTGCCATCATGGAACAATTCTCATGCCAGGAGGCAACCACAAAGCAAAATCTCTGCCTGATATCCACAGCAGATTTTATTTTTGAGCAGTCCCTTTTGGATTTTCTTGCAGAAAAGAGTTCCCTTTTCTCTGCTGTAGACACCATAGAACTTCAGCAGACAGAGAACAAAATCAGAGATCACACCGGAAAAGAAAAGATGGACGCCTTTCAAAATATTCTGCTTCGTCGATTTCTTCCCTGTTCTCCGCTCCAACTTTTCTCCCAAACCATCACCACAGAACTGGTAAAACGATTTCTCACTCGTGATTTAGAAACGGATCAAGAAGTCTTTCGCTTATTTTTAAATCATTTTCACCCATGAAAAAAAGCGGCAATCGCCGCTTTTTTACGTCTTAATCATTTCCTTCCAGTCTTTTTCGTTTCCTACTCTGATAAACATGATACTGATTCCTGCACCGATGAGAGCAGTAAGCACTCCGAACATCCTCCCGATAGAAATATTTTCCGCAATGTTTGCAAACGGCAACTGGATTTTCCTCCTGTCCCAATGCCACAACGCAGGCAGTTTCCACCACCATTTTCAGGCTATCGAACACCCAGCAGGCACCCGGCACAGGATCATACCGCAGCACATAAGGGACACCTGGATGATAAAAACTCTCTATCCTTTTTCGCAAAATCATTTTTTCCCAAGGCTCATAGCTGGAGTCTTCCAGCATTTCTTTGGTACGGAAGTGTTCAAACATCTCCTGCAAAAAAGGGACGATCCAGTCCACCGGCTCACAATAATTTTTAGAAAAAACCAAATCATAGAGGGGAGAACGCCCTTGCTCTTGCCCAGCTCCCAAAAGTTTTTCTCCATTTGGTTCCACTTGAAACTGCTCCAAATATTTTTCTGTATCTTTAGTGGTGCTGGAAAATAAAAAATATTCATTTTCCGGCAGCAAAACTTCGGACTCCAAATAAAAATATGGATTCACCGGCAGCGACGGCATCCACCCCAGCAAGCCATACTTGGAAACAAAATCAAGAGCCGCCGCAGTCATTTCCTCCCCACTCTTTGCATCCGCAATGCTTTTTCCCATATTCAGAACATCCTCAATCAGCGTTTCTTCCTTTTCCACAGGGTCATACCACACCAGCACAGCGTTTTCGTCCGGGGCAATATAGTCCTGTCCATGGCGTTTGATGATACGATAACCGGAATATTTCGCCCATGTGGAGATTCGGTTCTCATAGATTTCTTTTATTTTTTTCATGGCTTCTGCCGCCTTTCTAGCACGATATTTTCATATGTTCCCTTGCCCGTTCCCTTAGTTTTCGGATATTCCGCTCGCTGCTGCCCAAGAGTATGGCAATATCTTTTACGGAAAACCCATGGACATAAAACAAAAAAACAACTTTTCTCTGTATTGCCGTTAATGTTTGCAATGATTTTGCCAGCCCGACATTTCCTGTCAGCTGGTACAAATCTGCGGAACTTCTGGAGAAAATCCATTCCAGCCAATTCTCATCCGTATCTGATAACTTCAATTTGATTTCAGAAGAAAGGTATTCTTCCTTTTCATTCTGGCACTCACAGAGAGTCATATCCAGCATATCCCGTTTTTCTTTGTGCCTTCTGTTGTTACAGTTCTCCGCACGATCCAATTCATCCAGCACAGGTTTCCATTGTTCTATCAGCACTTTTTCCTGTTCTGTCAGTCTTTCTTGCTCCATTAAATCACGATACGTATCAATAATCAACACCTCCCGCAAAAATATTTTCGATTTGTGATACCGTTTTTTGTGTTTTCATCGTCTTTATGATATAAGTAATAGTTTTTCACGTTTTTCCTATTACATTTCTATAACTAAATGGTACTACACGACAATGAAAGTGAGGGATAGATTATGACGCAAAATTCAGCAAGAAACGACTATTTTCGTATGTTTCGTTCCTATCCGGATGTGGTTCATGTGGACGAACTGCGGGAGATGTTGGGCGGTATTGGCAGGACTACGGCTTATGCTCTTTTGAAAAGCGGTCGCATCGAATCGATAAAAATGGGACGGGTTTATCTGATTCCCAAAATCAATGTCATTCGCTTTTTATTCGAATCAGAAAAATAAACGGTCACAACGGATTTTATGGAAAAGAAAAGCAGAAAAAGAGTGGTAAAAGTCATCCGACCATGGTAACATACCCAAACACCTGAGACGGATGATTTCTAAAGAAAGGAGAGATTTTATGGTAACAGGAAGTATTTACGAAAGAAAAGGCATCTATTACGCCATCGTCAGCTATTATGTAGACGGAAGAAGAAAACAAAAATCCGTCAGCACAGGGCTGCCAGTGAAAGGAAACAAGCGTCGTGCTTTGGAATTTCTGGAGAACCTGAAACGGACATACGAAACGAAAGAATCCATGGAAAATATGGACGGCAGTCGGCTTTTGATGACGGATTACATGGATGAATGGCTGAAAATCGTAAAACCTTTGGTGGAGCGAGCCACCTATAAAAGTTATGACAATATGGTCTCCGCTCGTATCCGACCTCATTTTGAAAAACTGAATCTGCTTTTGACAGAAGTAGAACCGAAGCACATCAAAATGCTCTATGACGAAATTTTAGAACAAGGCTACACCACCAATACGGTCATCCATTATCACGCAGTTCTCCATCAGGCACTTGCCTATGCTGTAAAAAACGATTACATACTCAGTAATCCTGCGGATCGGGTAAAGCGTCCCAAGAAGAACAAACATATTTCCAGTTTTTATACCAAGGAGGAAATTTTGACCTTGCTGGATATCGCAAAAGACGATCCCATTTACATCCCCATCGTTTTAAGTTCCTACTATGGGTTCCGCAGAAGCGAAACTTTAGGGATGCGTTGGAGTGCCATTGATTTTGAAAACAAGACCATCACCGTCAATCACAAGGTCACAGAGCTGACAGAAAACGGAAAAACCATTGTTTACGCAGAGGACAAACTGAAAACAAAATCCAGCTATCGTACCCTGCCCCTGATTCCCGTTGTGGAAGAAAAGCTGTTGGAACACAAAGCAAAGCTGGAACGAAATCAGAAATTGTTTGGAAACAGTTACTGCAAAGAATATATGGATTATGTTTGTGTAGACGAAATGGGCAAGCTGTTCCGCCCTAATTTCGTCAGCGACCACTTCGGCTGGTTATTGAAAAAATACGGATTGAAAAAACTCACATTCAAAGAACTGCGTCACAGCTGTGCAAGTATGCTGGTAGCAGAAGGCATCCCCATGAAATCCATTCAGGAATGGTTGGGACATTCCAACTTCTCTACCACGGCAGACATCTATTCTCATATCGATTATCACGCAAAACAGCAGTCCGCCACTGCTATCGGTAATGCATTGCAGAGTAAAAAAGATTGACCGATTTTACGGAGACATGCTGAATATGTGCATAAAAAATCAAATTGAACCGTCTTTGGAAATCACTTTTTTCAGACCATTTTCAATCATGCAACACAAAATGCAACACGAAAAAAAAGAAACCTTGAAAAATCAAGGTTTCCAGAGCGGAGACGGTGGGATTCGAACCCTCTTACATTCCATCGTACTTATGAACTTACAAATCCCATAACTTCAACTTTTCGTTGATATTCCGCCATTTATAATACATTTCACGGTCGCCATTTTTGAGATTTCCGTTTCATATTTGAACAAAAACAATCACATATGCAACACAAAATGCAACACGCCATGCAACACGCCGCAAATAATAGGTGTGTTTTTTTATTTGTTTCTTTGCATGATTTCCATTGCACGCAGCATATCATCACTCAAATGCAATGCATTTTCGTCTGCATAACATTCATTTTTGATCTGTTCCTGCACCAACGGCTTTGCCCATTTTGGCACTTCCTCAATGTTTTCATAGTATCTTGTCTTCATGATCGCCATTGTCCGCAGCATATCATCACTCAGATGCAATGCATTTTCATCCGCATAACGTTTGTTCTTTATCTGCTCCTGCACCATCTGCTTTGCCCATTTTGGCACTTCCTGGATTGTTTCATAATACTTTGTCACTTCTTCCACCAGCCCTTCTTTGAATTCCTTCCACATCTGCACATCATCCACCATGGGTGCCGGGCATTTCTTCCCGGTCACATCAAAATGCCGAATCACCCGTTCCACAGGTACACCATATTTTTCCATGAGCATCCGTACCAAGTCTGCGGCGTTCTGCAGCGTTTTCTCCGTGAAATCATATCTTCCGTTTTTCACTTCGTCGCAAAGTTCCACGGAAATGGAATTGCTGTTGGTACACTTCCCATAGAACTTCCCGCCGCCTGTCTGCCCGCAGTTTGGATATTTTTTCCCGCCTACGCTCCATGCAACATAATTGTCAGGTACGCTCTGTGTAATACTGTCGCCGTCGACAAAATAATGGGCAGATGCGTTCACAATGTTGTTGTGGAAGTAATTTCCGTTCCCTTCGTCACTGTCCCCATCGTTTGCCGTGTAATGTACTACAATGTACTCGATCTTGCTTCTTTTTCCGCCATAATTTGCAGGGTTTGCCAGATTGACTTTAATCGGTACCATTGTCCTCCTCCTTTCCCTTCTGGTACTGGGTACCAAAATAGAAAGCGATCACAACACTGAAAATGGTCAGGAACTGTTCCCCACTGATATGCCCTGTAATAGACAGGTACGCAAATACCAATGTCAAAACCAGTGTCACAATGCTTTTCACTGTCAAAAGATTCTGAATATTCACTTCTTTCATTCCCATCCTCCTTTCACTTCCTTGATGCCGCTTCGCATGCAGCCCCGATCATAAACCCCAGAATAAATGCGCCGATGATTTCCAGCATCACACACCGCCTCCTTTGTTCTGCATCATGTTTTCATAGACAATTCCTCCTTGCGTGTTCTCTTTCACGGATTTCATGGTATACCCCGTCTTGCTAACGCCCCATGCCGCCCATGGCAGCGTCACCATAGCCGTCAGCCATGGAAAAGCCGCGTCAAATGATTTTAATACACAAAGATACGCCAGCCCCAATACACCCAATGTATTTACCCACAAAAGCGCCATTTCCATGTTCATGATTTTTTTGGAAAATTCTTTTTTCTTTTTCTTGATTACTTCGTATTCAGACAATGTTCTCCACCGCCTTTTTATGAAGGTACTCCTTCTGCTGATGTTTCACCGCTTCCGCATATTCCAGCGCCTTGTGCATATCCCCATTGCATTTTGCGTCAGGAATCCGCTGTACGGCTCTTGCCGTTGCTTCTCCCAGTGCGATTGCTGCGTTATTGCTGCGGATAAGATATAACTCAAACTGTTCTCTCGCCTTTTCTTTTTGCTTGTGCTCCTGGTCCCGCGCTTTTCTTCTTTCTTCTTCCAACTTTTCCCGTTTCTGGATCTTGTGCATCGTATATGCTGCCAAAAAGGAACAAATGGAAGAAAGCCCCATCATGATCAATTCCGCTTCCATACCCATCACCTCTCATTCATACTAGCAAAAAAAGAGAGGGGTTTCCCCCTCCCTTCTTTACTGCGGCGCCTTTTCCAGTGTTTCTCTTTTTCCGCCCAGTCTGTAAAATTCCTCTGCCGCTCTCTGCATCCGCTGACTGTCTCCTACTTCCTTGGCTTTCCAGTATTCCGATTTCAGTCGGCTCCGCATACTGCTGCGGATACTGTTGTCCTCTTTCCCCGCAGCGTTTAAGATAGCCCACATCTTTTCATAGTCTGCCATGTTTCCATTCATATACGCATTGAACAACAAAGCATAGTCCGCTGGTTCGTCTGCCCCTCCCTCCTTCCAGTAGTCCTTTGTAATGGTTTCAAATGTTTCTTCATCCTCCACAGGCGGTTTCGTCAGGCTTTCCACGGCACTTTCAATGTTTGCCATGAAATACCCCTTCTTTGCCAACGCTTCCACATTTCTTGTGTAATCATCCACCCTGCCTTCGTTGTATGCTTTTGCCGCTTCCATGGCTTCCGGTTCTTCCTTAATGGCTTTCACCTGTTCTGTTTTGATTTTATTGTCAATCTTTTCATTGGAAATGCCACCGTTGACCATGTCATTGTAAATCCGTGTGGCGATCTGTTCGTTTCCGCTCATCTTCGCTTCCAGCATCATTTTCACATAGATGGAAATATTCTTTTCACTGCCCACATCGTATGTCAGCTTCTGGTTTTCATACTGCGCATCCAGTCCTAGTGTGTAATTGACGATTGTGTTTTTGATTGCCAGAATATCCCGTTTCGCGGAATTGATGGGAATACCCGTTGCCTTTGACAGGCTTCCGGCAGCGTCCATCAAAACGGCGTTTAATGTGTAGTTGCTTTCTCCTGACATGTACCGCATGAGATTTTTTCCGGATTTTACCAGATCATTGAGCCAACTAATATCCGTCCGCTGTACGGTATATCCCTGGATCACAGAGAAAATATCCCTCATGTACGGGATATATCCCAACGGGTTGAAACTGTTCCCCAGGTTTGAACCAATGGCAGCCAGAATATAATCGCTGACACTTTCCGCTTCCGTAAAATCCCCTCGAAACGCCTGCAGCCATTTTTCCAGCAATGTTTCATCATCGTCATCATCCCTGAGCATATCCACCAGCCCAGCCGCAGCCGCTACGCATACACCATTTGCAACCAGCGTCATAAATGTTCTGACAACCTTCTTCCGGTTCTCCGGCGTGTTGTCTTTGATCACTGTCACCATGGAATTGCGCATCATGTTATATGTCTTTGTCGGTTCACTCATGAATGATGTTGCCATCTGGGAAAACAAGCTCTGGCTCCGCATCATCTGGTTTCTGTGCAGAATGCTGTCCACCACCTGTGTCCCGTCGATGATTTCAGAAAACCGCTTCCCGACGGTCTCATAATATCGGTTGCCTGTCAGTTCTGGATGTTTTTTCTTCACTTCCAGCTCTGCCGCTCTCCAAATGCGTCCCCATGTCAGCTTATCCATGACACCTGCGGCAATCATGGATTTTTCCATAAAACTTTCGTAGAAATTTTGCCCGACGAGCAATTCTTTCATGGTGCGCCCTACGTTCATTTCATAATTTCCCCATTCTTTCCATTGAGCGATTGGCGCATACTCATATACCTTTTCAAAGTCTATCTTGCTTGGTACCAGTGCCCCCATCAAATACCCTACGCCGATTTCATCCGCCGCTCTCAAATAACTCACTGGCTGCTGGATGATGACACGCAGGTTTGCGCCTACGCTGGCAATCTTCATGTTCCGCAGGAAAATCCGTGGCAGGCGTTCCACATCTTCCTTGACCGCTGGATTGTTCAGTCTATCAGCTAAATCACTAATATACCTTTGTCCCGCTGGACCCATAACTCTTTGCATCGTTTCTTTGACGCTTCTGTTTTCACCGAAACTCTTTCCGTCTACCACACGCACCATTTCCCTATAGTTCATAAATTTGTTCAAATCTGAAAGCGCAGGCACAAAAGCGTTATAACTGCTCATCTGATCAATGTGTCTGACATAAGCATCAAAAATATTTTCCAGAATGATGGGGTTTTTCGCTTCTCTGTTTGTCTGTTTGGTGATGCCCATTGTTTTCAGAGTACTGTTCTTTTCCCCTCTTGCGCCGTACATGGTGTTGATGTAGTTTTCATCGGTCACAATGGGGAAATAGTTGGTTTCCGTAAATTTTTTGTACCCAAGCATATTCATGGTGACTTCGTTTCCCCAGCTTGCCACGCTTTCCAAATATCCTTGGATCTCCAAAGCCGCCTTTTTCTGTTCCTCTGTCAGATTGCTCATGAGTTTTGTTACGTCTGCCGCTGTCACTTCCACCGGCTCCGTATTTTTGACAATCTTTCTCTGTCCTCTGACTTTATGCACCACCGGTTCCCCTTTGATGCCGCCGCCAAAGATATGCCCTCTTGCCTGTGTTCTGCGCATCAAGCAGTACAGGCTCATGATCTGCGCATCTGTCAGCAGGATTTTCCCGCCGCTCAAAGTGTATTCCTTCGGTTCCATTTCTCCCCATTCACGGATTTTCTTTTTGTCGACAGTCTTCTGCATAAATTCCGACGCTTCTTTCACATGTAGAATTTTTCTGTCAAAGCCCTCTCGCAGTCCTCTGTAAATGGTATCGTGTACGGTTTTCCCCATTTCCTTGAAGAAACTTTCTGTATCAAGCATTTGCACATTCATCATGTCAGAAAGTACCCGCAGGCGGCTGTCTGGATTCTTTGTTTTTTTGTTCTGCACATCCTCCATGTATGCGTCCCCAATGGCAGATATTTTCTGCCCGTTTTTGATGGAAACCATTTTGTTTGCGTTTCTGACCAAATGGGATACGCTTCGGATCACCACAGACAGCTGTCTCATTTCTGTGGGACCCAACTCGGATACCTTCACGCCATCACCTACACGATCCGCCAGACTTTCCAGCATCGCCTGTACGTTTTCATCTTCTTCCGCATAAAGCATGGTGTTTTCCGCAGTCATTGCCTGATAGTCTTTCATCATCCTGCGGATGTCTGTCGGCATGATATTCAGGTCTGGATCGTCGAATTTCATTTTTTCCAGGAAATTCCGCACGCCTTCCATCATGCTTTCCTGCACATGGTATTGGTCTGTGGGACGTTCTACCCATCTTTTCAGCAGTGCCGCCTCTTTCTCAATGATGTTTCTGTACTTGGCATATTCTGCCCGGTCCCGTCTTTCCTTGTCCCTTGCTTTCAATTTTTCATAAATAGCACGACGCTGTTCCAACAGCGCCCGCCCTTCGTGCATGGCCGCAGCCAGTCTTGCATCATCTAGTTTCCTGCGCTGTTCTTCCTTCATCCGCTGTTCCAGATCCTTCAGATTCTGACGATACTCCGCTTTCTTTTCTTTCATAAGTTCTTCATAAGCAGAGATCCATTCCTGTTCTTCTTCCATCATCTGATCCAGCTTTTCTTTGTATTGATCTCCCTTTTCTTTCAGCTTACGCATTTTTGCTGCTGTTTTTCTGCCCTCACTCATGAGCCGTGCCAGTTCTCTCTGGTCTGCCTGTTGCATACTGTTTCTGTGGGCTTCCCATTGTGTTTCCAGTTTTCTCTGCAGCTTATCTTTTTCTTTCAACACATTGTCTATGCGTTTGATGTGCTTTTCTTTTTCTTCCGCAAGTTTCTTTTTCTGGTCTTCCTTTGCCTGCTGTAATTTTTCATCATATCTTTCCTTCAGATCTTTCCGCAGATTTTCCCTTGCGGCTCTTGCTCTGGCTTTTTCTTTTTCCAGTTTCTTTTCGTATTTGTCCGCAAAGGTTGGCTTCTGCAGCTCAATGTCAAAGTACATCTCCCACAGGTCATAAGCTGCATCCATGGCGTATTCGTCCAGATTCATGCCGTAAGGGTTTTCATATATGGGCTGTAAACTGTCCACTACATCCATCAGATCCATGACCACATCCACCTGTGTGCTGACCCGCTCCACATCCAAAAGTTCCGGGTATTTTTCTGCCATTTCCTGATAAAACACATCTGCATAAATACCGCCCTGTCTGCTCAGGTTGATTTTCCCGAAGTTTTCCTTTCTGACGGAGTTATATCCTCCATAATAATCAAATTCCTCTGCCATATCCTCTGTCACTTTGATTTTTGTCTTTCGTACATCTTCCTTGAAATCCTTGTATACGTCGGAAAGGTTTGTGTTCAAAACCTTGCTTTCGGATAAAGCGTCATACGCCAGCTTTTGCAGTGCGCCCATGACCTTCTGAAAATCCACTCTGTCCCCGGCATTTGCCACATAGTCCGCCAAAGCAACAAATTTTTCTGTGAAATCATCCGCATCATATTCGCTGTCGTGTGCTTTCAGCCATTTTCTAACGGCTTTCTTTGCGCTCACTGGATCATGTACGGCGTCTTTCGTAATTTCAAACTGACGGCTCAGGGCTTCATTGGCTTCTTTCAGTGCTTCATTTTCTTCCACTAAAGCGTCGTAGGCTTCTTCCCGGATGGAAAACCGCACGCCTTCCACACTGTTCAGTGCTTCTTTTCTGCTTTCCTCATTCCCCGCCTCATAAGTTATCAGTGGAACCCCGGCTTTTTCCATCTGTTCCACCACATCTGCACCCAGATCATCCGGTACAATCGCTGCCCGAATCTCATCCACCATGACTGCCCTCTGCGGCTTCGCCTCAAAATATGTTGTCGGCAGTTCCATCACACTTTCAAATACATTCAGTATTTTTCCTGCCACCATATCTGAAATATCATAATCATTATTTGCAAATGCTTTTTTGATGGCTGCCTTTGTATGTCTCCCCTGTGCCGCTTCCAGCATCACAGCTCCAATGATGTCACTTTCTGTATATGTATTGTCGCTGTGTGCTTTGTTTGTTTTTTTGATTTCAGAAACAATACTTTCAATTTCTCTGTCGATGGCTTCCAGTTCCGCTTTGTATTCCCCTTCGTCCACCTGCTTCAATCTGCCTTTGTCTCCTCTGATTTGTGCTATACTTCTGTATTCTCTGCTTGTGACTGCCTGCAAACCTCTTGCCGTTGCACCCCAAAGACCTTCCCCTTTTTCCTGCTGATTTCCTTTCATGGCTTTCACCAGGTTTTCTAACGTGTAAGCGTAGTGCAGCTGTGCAAATGTCCGCTGTTTTCCACTTGTTGTATATGGGTCTTTCCCATTATAAATGCCGGCTTCTCCCAGCATCCCTTTTGTTTTTTCCTTCACCCATTTTTCCACCGCTTCCGCATCAACCATCTTCCGCATTTTTTCTCTGGTAGCGTTTCTGTCTACCTGCCCTTCTGTTTCCACAGGATTTGACTGCAGCTCCCAAGCGTGCTCGATGAATTCTCTCACACGATTTGGCACCATTTCTTTTTTCAGCCGTTCTGTCACTTTCTTTTCTACTACTTCTGCTGGTCTGCTTTTGAAAAAACCCTGTGCCCTTTTTCTAAGTTCCGGTTCAATGGATTCCCTGTATCTGTCCATTTCCCCCTGCACCGCTTCCATCCAGTCCACAGCGCCGCTTTCCATGTCCTGTACCAGTTTTCTCAGCTCGTCTGTACCTTTTTTCTGGATATATGCCCGCAAAGCGTCATTTCCATGTCTGTCGTATGACATTTCTTTGTATTCATATACCGGCTCCATGGCTTTCCCTTGTTCTTCCAGATATGCCGCTATAACAGCATCCTGTCCAGCCAGTTCTTTCACCACTTCATTTTCTGTTTTTCTTGTGCTTTCATCCACTCCAATGCTCCGCAGCACAGAATAAGAAGAAAAAATACCATCCGCAAACCTGCTGGCTCTCTCTCCCACTTCGTTTTCAAATGCTTTCGCCTTTTTGCTGTCCACTTCGTAATCGATCTGCGGCACCGTAGGCGTCCAGGCATCCGCTCCATATACCCTATTTTCTTTCATTCCTTCCGGGTCGATGGTATCTTTTCCGAATACAAGGGAAATCTCACCGAAATTTTCATGTCCTATTTTTCCTTTTACAATGGCAATGGATGGCATGGGCATCCCGCCCAGCTGCAAAGTTCGTTTCAGATCCTCTGCGTTCATGTTGTGTACGGCGATCAGGTCTTTGGTTTCTTCTACAGGCTCTTTCAAAGAAAATCTAACACCATATCTCTTTGCCATTTCATTTAGATTCTCTGCAAATACAGCTTTTTCCCGATTCAAATTTACCTTTTCTTTCCTTCTTTCTTTTTCTGTTAAATCCTTTCTTTCTTCGACTGCCCTCGCTTCTATTTCCCCTGCGGTATTCCAATACATTTCATTTGCATTTGCCCATGTACCGTCCGCAAGATTGCTTACCATGGCAAGATGTTTTTCATAGTATTTCACTTCCTTTTCAGCTGCTTCAATTTGTTTCGCAAACTCTGAATTTTCTTTGAATTTTTTCACATCTTCCCAATGTTCCTGCATTGTTTTTTCTTTCTTTGCAACCTGCATCATTGATTTTTTTACAAAATCGTTGTATCCAATATCTGCAAGCCATAAGTCTCGGTTTCTCACAGCACCTGCGAGAATTTCTTTAATTTCTGTCCTTACATCTTCCCATACTTTTGTATTGCTTCCCTGTGTAAATCCTTCATATTTTTGGATTGCGTGTTGGATCTCATGTAACATTATTCCTTTTGTTTTTTCTTTTGTATATTGATTGAGCAAACTTCCATCCAATACAATTTCATTTTTGGCAGGATCATAATACCCTTCTCTATTTTTCCCTCTCATATCTTCAATTCTGATTTTTACATATTGCAAAATTGGATATTGCTCAAATAATTTTTCATGCTTCAGATAAAAATTAAGGCTTTTATCCTCCTTTCCCATCTCTCCTTCAAAAATTTCCCATAAACTCCAAAATTCTGGTTTATCTGTTTCTCCATTTTCCATCATTTCCCGAAACTTTTTGTATGATGGATTGTTCTGTAAATTTGCATCCCCTTCCGGGAAAAATTCTGCTGCCGAATCATCGATCTCAAATTTCCATTTTTGATCAAGTCCTCGAAACCATCCTGTTTCCTCATATATTCTTTCCGGTGTTTTCCCTTCTTCCTCCATCTTCTTCGCCATATCCAGCTTTTCTCTGTCTGCTGTTCTTGCACGCTCTCCGGCAAAAGAAAACCTTTTTCCTGATTCTCCACCTTTTCCATTGTCTTCCCTGTTGTCTTGTGCTATAATCTGTTCAGCAGACAGTTCAACTTCGAACACAGGTCGCATTTTTGCCGCTTGTGCCGAACTGTCTGCTATTTTTATTTTATGAACGTGAAATCTGTCCCCCCTATCCGTTCTTTTAATATCAATATCCACAGTATAGGGTTTTCCTCCAACCAGTATAGGCGCTGTCAAATAGGCAAATCTTGTTGTGCTGTTCTCATTATGATAATTCGCCGCTTCTTTTTCTCGAATTTCACCATATTTGATCAGCATATCCATGTGCATCATGGCTGCCAATTTAATTTTTTTCCATTCACTTGAAAGATTTTTATAGTATGCATCTTTTCTGAATGTTTCATTGATACCGCCTCTGTATACACATACTTCCATTCCAGTATCAAGATTTAATATTGGCTTTTCCCGGTTCCCCTCAGACAAAAATTTTCCGCTTAAATATTGATATACCTTTTCTTCGATCACCTTCAAATTATTTAACGATTTTTCACTTATTCCCATCTGCTTAAAATCTTCTACAGATACATTGATTTCAGGGAATACACCGCCGATTTTTTTACTTAATTTTTTCTCCGTATCCTTTCCTTTTCCTTTGCCAGCGTTTTCCCCTCTCTGCATTTCTCCGGCTTTCTTCGTTTCCTCCGCCAGCATTTTTGCCAGTCTTTCTGTAAAATCAATGTCCTTTTTCAATTCCTCACTGAAAGAAGAAAAACGTCCGTCATTGACCAGACTTTTCAGCGTTTTGAGCAGACTTTCCACAAATTCCCGGATTTTTCCCAATACCGTTGGATTTTCTCGATTCAATTCTTCTAAAAACGCCCGCAGGCTCTTTTCATCTCCTGCCAGCTCTCCCAGCATATCCGCTGTCATTTCTTCCAGAATCACATCATAGCCCGCTTCCTGTCCTGCTTCTCGATACGCCTCCCCGTATCTTTTTTCATAACTCTTGATATATGCTTCCGTATCCATGCCTTTCATGGCAGCCGCCGCAGAAAATACCGCCTGCCGCATCCGGTCGAATCCTTCCGGATTTGCTTCTCTGATATAATGGCTCAGTTCATGGAAAACAGTTCCTGCAAACTGTCCGCTATTTACAGCAATGGTTATACGTCCTTTGTTGTTTTCATAATACCCACGCCTGTCCTCCGGCAATTCTTCTACCAACACAGCTTCCAGTTCCGCAACCTTACTAACAGCTTTTATAAAACTTAACTGATCTTCTGTTACTGCATCCGTTTCCAGAAAAACGCCGGCAGTCTGTCCCATTTTCCCTGTGCCTTTCATCCTTGCTTCCAGATCTTCTTTCCGGTCGTTCACCCCTGCCAGATATGCCGCACGCAAAAGCCCCTTGTCTGCCACAATGGTTTCCGCCGTCTGTTTGATGTCGCTTTCTTTTACCCCCGTCAGTCCCGCTGTGTAGTATGTTTGAAAAGCTGGAATAAAAGATGTGTCCCCTCTCCGTTCCGCCTCCTCGTTGACAACCTTTTGCCCTTCGGTGTAATAGTATTTTTCACCGAACTCCCGCAGGGCTTTGTTTTGCTGCGTCACTTCCGGCACATTTTCTCTGTTTACCATCACATTTTCTTGTTCTGGCAACATATTTTCTCTTTCCGGTAACACATTCCCCTGTTCCTTCAGCATCGTTTCCGGCTGTGTTCCTTCCGGTACTTCTGACCTTGTTCGGCTTTTCATGGTTCTCTGTGTCACTTCGTTTCCCGCATTTGTCATGGCATCCCTTGCTGTTTCCACCGGATTTCCAGCCATTTCCAAAGTGTTTCTTCCGGTCATACGGCTCAGTCCGCCAATACCGCCGGCAATGACACCGCCACTGGCAGCACCCACAGCCCCACTATATCCAACCTGCTTGATACCTTCCATGAGTGCTGTTTTCACAGCTTCGCTTTCCGTTGCACCATTTTCCATGGCGGTCTGTGCGATCTGTTTCATCTGACTGTTATCTCCCATAATGAGCGTATCCGCCAGAATGTTTGCTATCTCAGAAGTGGCTTCTTCTGCGCCCTCAGACGCTGCCTGTGGCAAAAGACTTTTCAAAAATGTGGAAACCGCTCCTTTGTTTTTTGTGATTTTTCCCAGTTCAAATAAACGATCATACCCCAGTTTCTCTGTGATGGCTTCTGCCGCGCCTCCTGCCAGACCATACATGACTGCTTCGTCTGTTGTTCCGCCTCTTTCCAGTGCTTCCTTTGTGTTTCCTGCTGCCGCACCGGCTGCCATGACATATGGTGTCAAAGGTCCCAGTGTCGCTGCCTGTGTGCCCCAGTCGAATACCGCAAGCCCCGCTTCTTTGGCAAATTTTTCTGCACCGGTACTGTCTCCCATCAGTCCTTCTGCCAATCCTTCATTCATGTTCACGCCGCCCATGAGTGGATGATAAGGGTCAACGGGCTTGTCCGCTCCTTCCATTGCTGCCGCGTAAACTGCCCCGGCTGCCTGTCCAATGTTCCCAACTGCACGGGCATACAGTGCCACTGGCCAGCTTTCCTCTGCCAGCTTCTTTGCATCCTCTCTTTTCTGCATGGCCGCTCTCTGGTTCACATCCATTTCCAGTGCGTCCAGATATTCCTGTGCCTTTTCCACCTGTCCTCTGTCACGATAGTACTTATACACCGCCGCTTCCCGGTCTGTCATATAGTCATAATTTGTACGTACTTCGTTTCGTTTCAGTGTTGGATTGACAGTACCGCCGCCCCCTGTGTCCGGCAGAATCAGCTTACTCACATCCCCCTTTGGCGGAATCACTGTCGGCAGTTTTGCCCCATTTTCCAAAACCTTTGCTTTGTTTCTGCTTTCCGTCAATGCCTGACTGTATGTTTTTGTGGTATTTGTTTTCCGTTTCAGCACGGGATTTTCCCGTACATTCCCAAAAGAAATGATGGGGTTTACGGTCCCCCCTGCCACCTTTGGTTTTTCCGCTTCCACAGCTTCTCTATATTTGATATATAACGGATCTTCTGTAGATGGTCCTGCAACAGTCTGCGGCTTTTGGTCCTTATATTTTTTCTGTAATTCATCAAATGAAAGCATGCTCGTCCCCCCGATCAATCTCCATATTTTGCTTTGAATTTTTCATAATCTTCTTTTGTAACCATGCCTTTTTGGATCAATTCAGCTGCCTTTTGCTCAAATTCAGGCGTATCACCTAACACCTTATAATTCATATATAAAAATGTATATCCATTCGATGTTTTCCCTGTATCGCTGCTGATTCCGCTTCCTGTACTTCCGCTGGATTTCGTTCCACTGCTGCTTCCGCTGCTCTTGCTGCTACTGCTTTTTTTACTGCTGCTGCTCTTTCCGCTCATTGCTTCCTGTGCTTTTTTGATAGCCGCATTTCCCTGCGCCCGTTCCACTTGCTGTAAAAATTCCAAATATCTGGTATCGTATCCCAGTTCTTTTAATGCCCCAATATCTCCAATTGCCAGAGCGTTGTCGATGGCGTTCTGTCTTTCTTCCTGCGTCATCTGCCATTTTGTTGTACCTTCGTTGAAATCAAAATCTCTGTCACTTTCAAAGATTCCTCTGTCAAACTCGTTTTCATAGTTGTTCTGATTCATAGCCGCCAGCATTGCATTATAAGCAAAATCCCTGTCCGCCTGTGAAAATCCTCTTTCTGTGGCATACTGTCCAAACAACCTGCTTTCTTCCTGCTGCAACGCACTCATCTGGTTATACAGGTCACCCAGTTCATCTCGGTATCTGCCGTATGCGTTCTGTTCCAGCTGTGGCACTACATCATTCAGTCCTTCCAAATAACGGTCGTAACTCTGCTGTGCCGCTGTCGCCCCGTAGGTACTGCCGTAACCGCCTGTCATGGCTGCCGTCTGCGCCGCTGTATCCTCCATGGCTCTTTTCCCTTCTCGGATATAACTGTCTCTGTACTGCTGGTACATGGGATCGTCCATCAAATCATATTCAAATGGACCATAGTCCCCAATTTCCCCCAGAATATCTTCGATCTCACTTTCATACTTCGGTGTCCATGTAGGCGCGTTCCCTTTATATGCCCCGTTCAAACGGTCAAAAATCGTCTGTATATTATCCTCCTGTGCCGCGCTGCTTGGCTTCACGTATGTGGGGCTGTACTGCCCGCCCATGCCGTCTGTGCCGCCGCTGTAACTGCCATAATATTTTCTGATGTTCTCCGCCCGATTGTGTGCTGCATCCTTTTCCTCTTTTGTCGTTGCGTTTGCCCAGTCCTGCCTTGCTTTGATGATTTCTTCCAATGCCCCAAAGTTCTGCCGTCCCAGGTCCATGTCCGCCTGTCCCAGCTTCAAATTTGGATTTTCCTTCAAATACTCTTCCAGTGTTTTTGCCATATCGTCCGACCTCCTTTTTTCTTTTCATTCTAAAGAAATCAGACGCAAACTTCCCCCAGCCCCTTTTTGTGGAAAAGGTCTATTGTCATACCTTTTCCGTCTGTGTTATATTGAACCCAAAAGGGGGAATTTTCGTGTTTCTGTTTCGCAGCGCAAAAATAAAAAAACGCATGGAAAAACTCTGGTCTTTCTGTGCGTATCACATTTCTGAATATGAAAAACAATGCTCTCAGTCTGTGCCTTCGGCTCTGCCGGATCTGAAAAAACAAGTGTGGAACATGATGGAATCTTTTTCGGATGAAATTTCCACATGGGATGACAACTCTGTTGATTATGACACCATTTCCCGTACGCTTCTTTCTCATTCTGCTTTTGACCTGCTCACCAGCGGGAAATATCATATTTCCCCCGGCATGCTCAATCCCATGTCCTGTGCAGCAAAAATCAAGACTGTCTATGAAAAAAATATGGAACATGCTGTGCAGTCTGGCACGATCACCACAGAAGAAATGGAAGAACAATTCCGCTTCCTGCTAAAACGCATCAAAGAAATGGGCTGATATGATCGGTCCTTTTTTTTGCATAAAAAATACCCCGCCTTCCAGCAGGGTATTTTTCAGTTTCTTCTTTTTTGGAATCCGCAGGCGGAATTCACTTCCGCCGAGGACAGAAACAGAAGTTTCAAGACAGAATGTCGCTGGAACTTCTTGTTTCCTCCTCTGCCTCCAACTTTGCGGCTTGAAGGCAAAGCCTGAGACGCAAAGTTTCTTCAAAACAAAAACAGCACCTTATGCATCTGGGCAGGACTTACCCTGCACCCCATCTTCCGCACATCCACTGTATGAATAGGAACTTCCATGGTTTCTTCCAGAATCCTGTCTGTTTCTGCCTTCCATGTACTTCTGTCCTTCGTTGCTTCCTGCAGCTCACTTTTCACTGCTTCCGCCGCCCGGTTCAGCTGCAAAGCGTTCCCCAGCATCAAAAGCGCCGCTTCTACTTCCATTTCCTTTCCGTACAGATTCGCCACGCTGTCCAGACTTTCGATGATGGCTCTTTTCTTTAACTTCATGCTTTCCCCTCCAATGCTTCTACTCGTTTATATAACTGCTGTATCATGTAGGTGTTCAGTGCCACAAATTCCCCATACCTCAATGCGTATCGGTAGTCCACGATTTCCGCCCCTTCTAACGGTACACCGCTTCTTGTTACTTCTGAATATTCCGGGCTTTTGATAAATCCCGCAAAGTCAAGGCTGGTCAGCCCATTATTTGCCAGACTTTCTTCGATGTCCTGGGCAATGAATCCGATGTGTAATCTGTTGCTTGTGCCGTTGTTCATCTTGTAAGGCGTCGGCTTCAGCTCTAAGAAAAACTTTTCGTATTTCGTCAAATCGTATGTGATGCTGTTTTTCTTTCTCCGGTCAGATGTGTTGATGGTTCCCACTTCGGCATATACCTCACGCCAAAGCCTAGATGATGTCCCCAGTCTGGATACCCCATCTGTACCACAGTAAAAGTTCAAGTCCGTCACATAATAGTCTATGCCCGTTGTGAATACCACATCATAAGACGTACAGTACACAGCACTGTTCCCGTTTGTCATTCTGGCGCCCCGGTCAGTTGCAATGAAAAGACTGCTCTCTGTGGCATCTGTCATCATGATCCCGTATGTCCTGCCTTCGCCGTCGTCCCCTCTGCCGTATCCGATGTATCCGCCTTCGTATTTCGTGTTGTAGCTGTCCTCGTAAACGGTCATCAGCCCGCCCAATGCGATATAGTCCGCCAGTATCTGCCCGGTTGTGATGTTGTCCCCGTTGATGGTTGTTTGTCCGCTCCGTTCCAGGTCGTTAAATGTAACAAACCCCGTCACGTCGATTTCATCCGCCACCAAACTTGCCATACGGCTGGTCAATGTGAAATTTGATGCGCTTGTACCACTTGCCACAATCCAGTTGATCTTGTCCGCCTCCTGCTCAATGATGGAAATATTCCCCTCCATATCTGCCACAGTAGATGAAATCCCATTCACTGTCTGTTCCAGCAGAGAAAAGTTCCCCTCTAAGTCCGAAACCAGAGAAGAAATCTTCCCCTGCTCCACTTGTAAACTGGTAAGCCCTTTCTCTGTCTTGATGTAGTTCTGGAAGGCACTAGGTGTATAGTTCTCCTCTGGGTCGATGTTCTGGAACATGTACCGCAGTTTTTCATCCAGTAGGGCAAGATAATTGAGTATCTGCTGTCGTTCTTTTCTATCGTCAATTCCTCCCATATCCGGTAATTGGATCCCGCTGTAAATAGCCATGGCATCACCTCCGTTCGTTGCTGCCGCTGGTGAGATAAATGGTCATATCCTGCAAAATCGCTGGACCGTAGCCCGCAAAGCGTAAACGGAAATGGTCACATCGTCTGGGAATCACAGGCACATTTACAACATTTGTACGCATGCCCCCGATCTGCTTCAATCGCTGCCATGCCTCCGTGCTGTCGTACTGGATGTAGATTTCCACCGCCGCCCCATTGGGTACCATCATGCGGATGGAAAAGCGTGATACAAATTTACTGTCCGGCATATTGTAGGTGAAATCGTTGGTATCTGCATACCACTCAATGACTTCTTCGTCTGCTCCCGTCATGGTCTTGATGGTGTTCCCGTCCAAATAGTACAGCACACTTCCGTAAGTGGAAAAATATCTCCCTTTTGTGTTGTCCTCCCGGTGCCAAAGCCCTTTTGCCGTGTCATAGACAAAAAGCCCGTTTTCCATGGAAATATAGTATTTGTTTCCCATCCTTCCCGCTTCCGCCGCACCGTATCCAGCTTCCAGCACCGCCCCCACATCCGTGGGCAATGCCCCTTGGAAGCTCATGACGCTTGTTTCTGACTTGTAGTATAAAACCTCGTTGACGATGCAAAGACTTCTCCCGCATCCTTTCGCAACGCCCCGCAGCATCCCTTCCACGATTTGAAAATTGGAAGGGCGATTGCCGTATACCTTGTAAACGGCATTTTCTTTCCAGAACATCACATAGCCCAGATAGGTGATTGCTCCCGTAAAATCCCCGTCGCTTGTTATCTTTACACCATAACTGTCACTTGGTCCCCCTTCGATACAATTAAAATTTTTGAAGTCCCATGGTTTTGATGCATAAATCTCATGGTTTTTTGAGGAACATCCCCATAAACGGTTTTCGGATACGGTGTAAAAATCCATGTCCGGCACTGTCCGCTTGATGGCGATTGGCTCCGTCTGGCTCCCATCCTTGTCGATAGGTCCCACGATTTTGATATATCCTGTCCCAATGTCCTTGATAACCGCCGTTTTATTCAACACTTCCACGTTGAAACCGCTAAGTTCGATTCCATCCCCCTCTGCGAATCCTTCTTCAATGCCTGCCGCCTCGATTTTGACGTAAACCTGCCCTTCTGCGTCCAAATCCGTTTCTGTCAAATAGGATTGTTTATATGTGACTGTCCCTGTGGAAGTGTAGCTGTTTTCCATGCTCTCCCACTTTCCGTCTGCGGTGTTGTAAGAAATCTTGTCCGGGAATATCAGGATATAAGCCCCCATGGAAAGCAGCGTCTTTTCACTGTCCGTCACATCTCCCACTTTCTGCCCGTCATAATATGCTTCTGTGCCGTCCACATAGAACATCTTCTCCCGCACCAAAAGCCCGTTTGCCTTTGTCAGCTTCTGTACGGTCCCTCTCGGCTTTCGGATGGACAGATAGGGGAAATGGTCAGAGGATAAGTTTCCCATGTCTACAAATGCCCCCTGTGCTGCCGTATCCAGTACATTAATCCCCTGGAAGGATACCAGCCTGTCCGATACGGCTTCCCGTCCGCTCAATCTTGGTAATTTCATCTCACCACCCCCTTAATGGGATCATGCCGCAAAGGTTCGTCTGTTTCGGTGTGTGTGTCTGCAAATAGTGTGCCGCATAGTTTTCCCATGCGTCGTTGTATAAAATCATACTGTCGTTGTATTTGTTGGAATCTCCATTATAAAAGTCCACCATACTAATCAGATAAAACACATACACGTCCGTGAATGGAACGGGAACCACCAGTTCTCGCTCCTCCTGTCCTTCTGCAAATGGTATAAATACAGGTTCTTCCCCTTCGTATTTGCTCAAAATATCTTTGTAAATGCGGCCTTCCACCGTGTTCACCATGCGGATCTTCTCCGCGTCTGTAAAGGCGTTTGGGCGTAGCTGGTCGACCTCCACCAATAACTCTCGTAAGTTCATTGCATTGTTTCACTCCTTTCTACGATTTAGATTCCTTAAACCAACAAATAATTACCTGTCTTATTGCCTTAGTCCCACAAGAACGTGTCAAATAGTAACTTAACTAACTTTTATACTATGATATAAGTGAAAACCTTATCTCCGGGTTCAAACTGCTCTGCATATTCAAACGTAACCATTTCATTTGTTCTTTCCATGAATTTAAAATAATTATCTGCATTAAAGAAATAGTCATATACAGCATCACTAATAGTTTCTGTTGAAATTCCAAAACAGGTTATTTGCTCATCACCTCTATAATTATCTATTAAAAAAATGATTACGCTTTGATTTTTAGATTCGATTGGAATTTTGATTTTATACTTATACATTTTTCCTTCCTTTTCCCAACTCACACTTGTCGTTTTCCATTCTGGTGTTATTTCCGTCTGTATCTCTCCCACCTTTTCCGCATATCCCCGAAACGTGGTCCCTTCCGGCACTTCCACGCCCTTTGCCACAATGGCATCTTTAATAGCATCTTTTGTCCCCTGTAAGTATGTCAATTTTTCTGTGGTCGTTCCCATCAGATCACCTCCCCATTGATGGCATCCAGTGTGGTATTCAAATTTCCCAGATTGCCCAGTGTTGTGTTAAATTCTTGTTCCGTTCCCGTAAACCCATTCTCCGCCGCTGCCGTATAGGCGCTCTTGCCGTCTGCGCCCTTTTCTCCCGGCACACCCTGTGGTCCTTGTGCACCGGTATCGCCTTTTGCACCAGCTTCCCCCGTATCTCCTTTCGGACCTGCCGGACCTTGTGGTCCCTGTTCTCCTGTTTGACCCTGTGCGCCAGTGTCTCCCTTTGGTCCTTTCAATGCTGCCAGTTGTTCTTCTGTGAAATCTGCGTATGTAAATGGATCTCCCTTTTCCCCTTTTGGTCCTTGCTGTCCCTCGTCACCCGGATCACCTTTTGGTCCTGTTGGTCCTGCTGGTCCTTGAATCCCCTGTATGCCTTGCAGTCCTTGTTCTCCTTTTGGACCTTGCAGCCCTGTGTCACCTTTCTCCCCTTTTGGACCTTGTGGACCTGTTGAGCCAGTATCTCCTTTTTCTCCTTTCAATTCTGCAAGCTGCTCCGGTGTGAAATCGTCATATGTGAACGGAGCCCCTTTATCACCCTTATCACCTTTGAGACCTTGTGGCCCCTGGCCGCCTGTATCACCCTTTGGGCCTTGTGCCCCCGTGTCACCCTTTGGGCCTGCCGGGCCTTGTGGCCCCTGAATTTTTCCGTTATTTCTCCAATCCTTCAAAATCCCGTCATAAACATAAATGTCGTATGGATCAGCACTGCCGACGCCGTATGCGTCCCCCGGTTTTGGCGTTTTGACTGCCTGTTTCAATGCGTCCAGTGTCCCATAGTACCCCAGAATTTGCAGTCCTTTCCCCGTTTCTCCGATGGGACCTTGTGGACCTGTCGGACCTGCTGGACCTTGTGGACCTGTTTCGCCCTGTGGTCCTTGTGGACCTGCGGGACCTTCTGGACCCTGCGCACCTGTATTCCCTTTTTCTCCTTTGTCACCCTTTGGACCTGTCGGTCCTGTTGGACCCATTGGTCCTTCTGGTCCTTGCAGCCCTGTATCACCTTTCTCCCCCTGCGGTCCTGTTGCTCCCTGTGGTCCTGTTTCGCCCTGTGGTCCTTGTTCGCCTCTTTCTCCTTTTTCTCCCTGCAAACCCTGCGGACCGGTGTCTCCCTTGTCACCTTTTGGTCCTTTCAGTCCTTCTAATTGTTCCGGTGTAAAATCTGTGTATCTAAATGGTTCCCCTTGCGGTCCTGACTGTCCCATTGGACCCTGTGGACCTGTCGGTCCTTGGATACCTGTTTCCCCTCTATCTCCTTTTTCGCCCTTATCGCCTTTTGGTCCCTGTGGTCCCTCCGGTCCCATCGGACCCACTGGTCCCTGTGGTCCTACTGCTGTATTTGCTTTTTCCGCCGCTTCCAGTGCCGCTTTGATGGCATCTGCTGTATCTTCCTGACGCTTTGTTTCTGCCTGTTCTCTGGCTGTTTCTGCTGTCTGTCGTTCATTTTCCTTTTCTTCTCTGACGGTTTCATTCAGTACCCGCTGATTTTCCGCCTCCACTCTGTCTGCCTCACTGTCCAACACTTTGGAAATGGCTGCCTCCATCTGTTCCAGTTCGCTCAAATCTCCCGTGTAGTCCCCCGGTGTGTCAATGGTGGTTTCCACAAAGATAGGTGTTTTCACTGTTGTCCACCGTACCGCCCCGGTATCGTCAAAGGCTCTCATGTCAATGAACACAGTCCCTGTTTCTGGGAAGTCCTCTTTTGTCACATCCCAAAGCAGTGTGATGGTTTCATCCTGAATACTCTTTACCAGCAGCGCCGTATTTTTTGCGCCGCTCTTGTACTGCAAATCCAACCGGAATGTCAGCGCCGAAAGGTCGATCCTGTCCGCTTCATATCGCTTCATGATAAACTCTCTGCTGACGGTTTCGTCATCGCTGATGACAAAAGTCTGTTCCTCATTGGGAAAGATCATCTGTTTTCCAATAATCGAGATCATAACATCACTCCTTTTTTATAGGCTCGAATGTAATGAGCCTTTGTCCGACAGACGCCTTTTGCGTCTGAAAAAAAGGGGGCTTTCGCCCCCTCCTCCGTTGTTATTCGTCTTTGTTTTTGTCTTCCATTTTTTCCATAAGCTCGTAAGCCGCTTCCCGCTGTTCTTCGCTGTTTTTCAGCACTTCCGCCACAAACTTTGGCACTTCCACTTCCTGCCCCCTCTGGATCAGGTAAGAACAGCCGTTTACGCACACGAAAACGTCTTCTCTTTCCGTTTCTGTCTTTGGAATCTTCACCATGACGGTGTCTTCCTTCGCCTTCTGCATGGCTGCGTGCATGTCTCTTTCCAACTTTGCCCGCTTCTGGGCTTCTGTCAGCTTGCTTTCGCCTTTGGCTTCCTTTGCGGTTTCTGCCGCTTCTTTTGCTTTTTTCTCCGCTTCCTGCAGCTTTTCTTTCATGGCTGCGTTTTCTTCTTTCACCGTCGCCAGTTCATTTTTTACCTGCTCCAGAGCTTCCAGCATCTTTTCTTCCATTGTTTTTTCTTTATTTTCTGCCATCTCGTATCACTCCTTTAGTTGGCTGCCGCTTCGCTGAAGCTGGATGTGCTTTCGATTCTTACCATGTATTCATCCGCCAGGATGCAGGCTGTTTTCAGTGCCTTCCAGCCTGCGGTCGCTCTCTGGTCCAGAGGGTCAGAGCTGCCGCCGCTGCCCAGCTGTTTCACGATGGTCTGCAAGCCGCCGCCGGTAACTTCTGTGACGCCGTATGCGTTTTCACCAACCACCAGCGTAGAGAATACAGACAGGGAAGTGCTTGCCGCATCTTCCCAGATTTTCGCTTCTGTGCTTTCCAGGAAAATCACGCCGCCAATTCTGCCGATCTCACCATTATACATGTGTTCGGGGTTTGTGTACTTGTTCCATTCTTCCCATTTTTCGTCCTGCATCAGGTCATATGCAACAAATGGATGAATGATAGAACCATAGCAATTGTCGCGGATAGGTGTTGCGTTCTGCCCTTTCAGTGTTGCCGCTGCCTTCATGATCAGAGGAACTGTCATCAGACATGTTGCGTCCAGATTGGTTCTCTGTGTGACAGGTGTGCCGTCGCTCTTAGGCGCATACAGTACGTTGGTACCGGCGTTGATGACTTCTCTGGTAACTGTGTCCAGTGTTCTGCCTGCCTGATGTCCCAGCAGCTTCACCGCTTCCACCAGGTTGTTGTCGATGGCAGTCAGCAGCAGTACGTCGGACATCTGGATGAAATCGCCGTACTGTTTCACGGTTGCTTCTTTTGTTGTAACAGTCAGACTGTTTCCTGCAGGTGTCACGCCTTCTGTAATGGCTGTCATGGCTTTTGCCAGTGCTTTGTATCGTCTGAATTCGATTTTCTTACCGCCGTTTTTTGGAATGGGTCTTTTCTGGCCGAGCTGGTCATGCACCAGGTTCGGTTCCGCATTGTCAATGAGCCAATTGTCATAATATGTTTTCATTTCCGCAGACAATGTGCCGGTATCCGTTGTCATTGTCGTTGCGAAAAGCTGCAAATCCATTTTGTATTTCATGTATTTTCCCTCCTTATCGGAATGTGATTCGCTTGTCAGGATCTCTCATGACCTGCTCCGCGATTTCCTTTCTCTGCTGTTTTGTCAGTTTGTTTACGTCTGTATAGGCGGATACACCCGCTGCCCCTTGTGCCGCATTTTCCATAGGTCTTGCTCCGTTGGCTTTCACGCTGTCCATTACTTTTTTCTGTGCGGTCTGTGCTGTGTGTGCCATAGCGCCGGACATGATCTCATCAAAATGGATGGCCTGATAGGCTGCTTTCACGCCCACACCACTGTCCAGCAGCCGAATGAAGTTGGGATCGCCAAATTCCTCCATGAGATTCAGTGTTGGATACTGCTCTTTCAGTTCCTCCGCTTCCTCGCTCCATACCCGGAATTTCTGGTCAAACTCTGCCTGTTCCCTCTGCCGCGCCATAGCTTGCCGGAAACTGCGGTTTTCCCGCTCCATTTTCTTCATTTCTGCCAGCTGTTCCACGCTCATTCCCTTTTCCAGGGCTTCCTGTTCCAGGTACTGTTTGTCGTTTTCCAGTGCCGCTCTCAGTGCTTTTGCGTCTGTGCCGTCCAGTCCGTACCGCTCACCCATGAGCGCCATGACTTCTCTTGCTTCTCTCAGACCGGCTTCCGTCTGTTTGCTGCCTTTCAGTCGGTCCTTCACGATGCCGCTTACCCGCTTGTTGTAGGTGTCCTTGTAGTCCCCTTTGATCAGACTGTCAAACTCTGCTTCCAGGTCACGACCGCCCTCTGGGGCTCCTCCTTCCGCCTGTGCACCTGCTTCCGGTCCCTGAGCCGCAGCGCCTCCTTCGCCGCCTGCCGCACCTTCGTCAAAGAGATGTAAGTCCATTTTGAATTTTTCCATGATGTATCCCCTTTCTGCGGTCTTTCCCGCGTGTCCTCTCTGCCGTCTCTCCGGCGTGCCCTCTGCGGTCTTTCCCGCGTGTCTGTTTTCAGTATAGGAAAAATCAATTTTGATTTCCCCCACCCCCCTTTTTTGTGGTATGATGAAAGAAAAAGGGGGTCTCTTTATGAAAAAACATACGTTGCTTTTGGCTTTGGTCTGCTCTTTTGCCGTATCCTGTCCTGCCTATGGTCAGATAGGGCTTTCTTTCAATGATGTTCCTGTTTCTTTTACGGACAGCACCGGCAGACCCGTCATTGATGAAAACGGGCGTACCCTTGTTCCCTTGCGTGCTTCCATGGAATCCATGGGCTGCACTGTTAACTGGTACGAGCCTTCCCGCACTGCTTTTGTGGTAAATGGAGACACTACTGTTTCTGTTCCCATCGGGGAATCCTGCGTTTATCGAAACGGCGTTTCCATTCCAAATGACACTTCCGCAAAAATCATTGACGGTCGTGTTTATCTTCCCATTCGTGCTGTTTTGGAAGCTTTCGGTGCTTCTGTATCCTGGGATGAATCCAAGCAAATGGTCTGCGCGCGTTACACACCATCCGCGCCAACTTTGTCCGATGCGGAACTTCGCAGAATGGAACGCGAACTGGAACGACTGGAACGCCAGAAGGAACTGGAAGAAATGCGCTCTAAAATACAGTCAGAAAGCGATCGCAGACTAGAAAAAGCAAAAAAACGTGTAGAAGAAATCCAGAACAGTATTCCTGATACACCCTCCCAGCCTAAATATGATCCTTATGAATCTTTGGTTGACGCAGGCGGCTATGGAAATTCCTGGTCTCTTAGTCAAGGTGCCTTTGGCGATTTTACCGGTGGCTATGGCAGTACCTATGAAGACACAGTCCTTTCTCAAATGCATGACCGCTACATCGAACAATCCCACGACTTACCATGGTAATTTCAATAATTTTTCGTAAATTTGTATGCATACTCTATCTTATCTTTACCCTGAGCAAAAGCCCCGTTTATACGGGGCTTTTTTTGATGTGTAAATATTCCGGCGCCCCATCCTCAATGAGCTTCAGTCCGTAAATGACGGACTTCATGAGCGTGTCTGCCTCTTTTTGTTTTTCCTCATTGGTCACAGTGCAATCAAAAAAGAAATATCCGCTCCTCTGCTCCATTTCACCTGTCATGCCACATTCATTCCGAAGCCCTGCCCAGCCCATCTGCAAAAGGGCGCTGACCGCTGCGCAAATGATGTCATGCCCGTGTTTGTCGTATCCGGCATGTCCTTGGGCTTCCAATGTGTACCGCCCATTTTCCATGGTGTATGTGATTTCTGTCATATCTCAACCTCCTAATTGTTTTCTTTTTCTGGAATCCGCAGGCGGAATTCACTTCCGCCTTGGTCAACACGTTTGCTTCGCAAACGCCAGCCATATGTGGCTGTCCACACTTCTTTGTGGTGTGTGGACAAAAACAGAAGTTTCCAGACAGCATGTCGCCGGAACTTTTGTTTTTACCTCTGTCTCCAACTTTGCGGCTTGAGGGCTCCGCCTGAGACGCAAAGTTTTTTTACTTCACGGCTGTTCTTTCCTGTGTCGTTCTTCGTGCCTTGTCTGTAATGTTTTGCTTACTTGTTTTCTCTGCGTCCCCCAAAGGATTCACGCTGGTGTCTGTCCCTTCCACCTTGTTTGGCATAGGCGCTCCCACTGTCCCTTGTGTCACAGCTCCTGTCAGGTCTTTTCCTGTCAGCTTGTCGATGATGCCTGCCATCTGTACGATCTGTGCCTGCATCTGTTCCATTTGCTGCATCATGGTACCGTTCTGCGCCACCTTCCGCACAATGGCGTCTTTCCCTTCAAAGTCCATCATCTCTAGACAGATCAGCGCCTGATCCACCAGTTCCGGATTAAACAGTCCCGCTCCATACAGTTCCTTTGCCAGTTCGTTCTGGGCGATTCTGGAAAATGGGCTGCTTTTCTGACTGGTAATTTTGATGTCAAAAATAGGCTTTCTGCCGCCCACCTCAACGCCCATGACCGTTTCCCTGGGCTGTGGTTTGATGTTGCTGTTGTCATATGAAACAAAAGTGTCACCGCCCACACCTGTGATACGGAATTCCCTTGGCAGGTCGTAAAACTGCCGGATCAGCTCCACCACCAGCGAAACCACTTCCACATATGCCCGGTAGCTTGCTTTGATCATGTCCCTGCTGGTCTTGCTCCCCGCTTCCTGCAACGCAGCAATGGCAGACGCCGCCGTCACGCCGCTTGCGGTACTCCCCTGAGAAAAGTCCCTGTTTGCCGATGTTTCTTTCAGTTCGTCAATCTTTAATTGATACAGATTCGTTGCAATACCGCTGACTGGATTCACCTGTATGGGGATGATGTCGTTTGGATCACCTGTATAGTCCACAATGGAATTGGACAGGTCTGCAAACTGTTTGTCATTGATGCCCGCCCCCTGTTTGCGGAAATATCTTGGCTCTGCCTGCTGCTTCACATTTTTTTCAAAGGAAATCCACATGTTGTCAATGCTGATCTGGGCGTCTTTCATGATGTCCACATACCCAAACCCTGCCGGGCTGTCCTTTTCGGGGAAAAGCACATCAAACACAAAGGGATATTTCCCATGGTCATAAATGCCGTTCTCCATGCCTTCCTCATTCTCCGAAGCATACAGCAGATTCCCCTCGCAGAATTTGATCAAATGCAGCACCATCTTCGTGCCTGCACGCTTTTTGTAGTACCAGTCCACCACAATGGATTTTTTGGAAGTGTCAATGGCGCTGTCGTGGATATACTCCGCCGTATTCAGTGCCCCGTCGCCTCGAAACCGCAAATCAGGATATATTTCTTGCAAAATATCCGTATCCACCAGCGCAATGGTAAATACATTTCGGCTGTTCTGGATGTCCGAAATCCCTGGCTCCCAGAAGATGTTCAGCATATCCACATCCCGGATTTCAATGTCCCCCAGCCCATTTTCCCTTTCCGCGTTCCAGAACACGCCAAAAACCCCGGTACCGTTCTTCAATTTATCCCACCACTCGTCGTTGTATGTCTGTTCAAATCCGTTCTGTTCCATGACCACCGGCACGATTTTTGACAGTTGCTCAGCATCCTGTTTGTCCCTCTCCTCCCGTGGCAAAAGGTTCGCCTGTGGGTAGTTGTCCATGGCGTCTGCGTGTTTGTTGGCTAAGGAATTAAACAGCCATGCGGACGCTGTCTGTGGTCCATTGTCCTTTCTGCGAATCTGCTCCCAGTGCCGCATCTTGTACCACTGCTCGTTGGCGATAACACGCTTTTCCAGTGCGGTCTTTCCGTTTTTGTATTCCTGTAAAATGCTTTCGCCTTCTCTGACTTTGCTCTGTTCGATCATGTTCTCCCTCCTCAAATCCGGTAAAATTCGTACTTGTCGCTGTTTCTTTCCTCTGCGTAAAGGTCCAGAGGATCTTCCGGCGGCAGAAACCGCTGCACCTGTCTGGGCTTTGCGATGGGCTTTGACATGAAAACATATCGGCACTCGTCGTAAATATGGTCCTCGCCGTTTGTGTCGATGTCCTCCACCCTGCTTTCGTCATAAACAAGGTTTGGTATGGTTCTGATAAAATGTTTGCATGTCTTGAAGCAGTAAAACATGGCTTTTCCTTCCCGATCGAAAGCCAGCCGGTAATGAAACTGCATCTTCCCCGCCAATCTGGTGTTGTCCCCTTTCTCCCAAAGCACATAATATGGGTGCTGCTCCATCATGCCTGCCACACTTTCCCCCCGGCTCTTATCAAAGATAGAAGGGTCAGCGATGCCGTATATCTCCCTGTCTTTCAATAACGGATGTGTCCGCTCCATTTCTCGTATGTTTGCCGCAATCTCCTGTGGTGTGATCTTGATTCCCTCGTTTGGTGTCCCGGTACAGCCGTAATACTCCGCAATGCGATACATGACGCCTTTTTCGTCTACGGCATACCACCCCACAGAAAAGGGCTTCGCATAGCCGAAGTCAAACCCTCGTACCACCTGCCAGTGACTTGGAATCTCAAATGGATTGATGACATGGGAAAATCTCCGGCTTTCATATCCATCCGGGTCGTCTCTCCATTCCTTGAATACCTGCCCATTAAAGCTGTCCCAGTCACCGTATAAAAGCGCCCGCTTCTCGCTTTCCGGCAGCATCGCCAATGATGCCAGGTATTCCGGGTTGTTTCGTAAAAGTTCCTGATTGTCAAATACCGATGATGGAATAAATATTCGGTTCCGCTTCATTTCCAACTGCTTTCCGTCCGGTGTTTCAATGTTGTATTTCTCCCATATGGTCGTCTTTGGCGGTGCCGCCGTGATAAACCTTGACTTCACCCACCCATGACCGACCCCGCCGGGGTTCCCCGTTGCCCGCATATAAACTCTGGTTCCCGGTCCTGACGGTCTGTTTCTGGAAAATAGATAGGAATATTCGTCGTAAGTAAAATGTGTCAGTTCGTCAAATCCGATGAAATCGAAATGTTTCCCCTGATACTTGGTCTTATCCTTGGTATATTGCATGGAACCGAAATAGATCTTCGCTCCTTTTGGAAACTTCCACACATGCTCGCTTCCGTTGAATCTTGCGCCCGGAAACGCTTGTGGATATAATTCCTCACTTCTGTCTATGAGTTCTGTCATCTGCGGAAATGTCTTTCTCATGATCAACGCTCTGTAATTTGGCAAATGCACCTGCCGCAATGCCTCCATCAAAAGGGAATCGCTTTTGCCTCCTCCGGCAGCTCCGCCGTAAAATGCTTCATACTCCCCCCGCTGCAAAAACTCAATCTGTTTCGGCTGTGGCGTCCAAATGGTCCGCATCTTCCACCACCTCCAATACCTCCGGCAGGAAAATCACGCCGCCTGTGACCTTTTCCGCCTCTTTGATGGATTTTCTCCATTCCTTGTGTTTTTCCAGCAGCACTTTTTCCCGGATAGTTGGCAGTCCGTAAACATCCCGCATGACATCCGCAATGTTTTTCAGTGCCACCGTCAATTCCTTGATCATTTTCACATCGCTTTCCGTCAGCGTTTTACTTTTTCCATGCTGCTCTTTCAGCTGTTCCACATCTCGGCTGATGATGTCCGCCAGCTCCTCCGCTACCCCCTTCAGCTTTTCCAGTCTGGCAGCTTCTTTTTTCATGATTTTTTGTCTTGCCTTTTGTGCGGTCTCAGCGCAGAATTCTTTCTTCTTCCGGCTCCACTCGCCTTTTCGGCTCCTATCCTTAATGGTGCGTAGTGGTATCTCGTATTTTTCGCTTAATTTTTGCAGGCTTATCTTGCCTGTAACGTATTCATTTTCTATGGCAGTCCAATCCCTCGCCTGCATACCAAAACCCCTCCTTTGCCCCGTTTTTTCCATTTTGACATAACCTTGCACCATTTTCCCCCATGCCCAGACATAGAAAAAGGCACCTGCGAAACCTCACAGATGCCCTCTCTGCCCAAAAAAGGAATTGAGCCAAAGCATATTCTCCTTAAGAAAACATCGCTTTTCTTTTTCTTTATTTCTTAAGGAGAATTGCGACAGCGATCTTCATAAGAAAACGTTCCAGATAAAACTTTCTTTGTTTTCTTATGAAGATGCTCCTAACACCACTTATTTTTATTTTATCAATACTTCTTTTCTCATTCTCCCACCCCAATAAAAAAGACACCAGACTTCTGTCCAGTGCCTTTTTCCGTAAAATACAGGGGTGAGAAAAAACGTACATCCTGATTGTAGCATATTCGTTTTTTCCTGTCCCCCACCCCTCATGCCTCTTTCACAGTAATCTGGATCACATGCTTTTCCGGGTCTGCATTGTACTCGATTTCTTTTCCTTCCAGCATCTTCACCATGCCTTCTGTTTGCAGTTCCAGTCCTCCCATCTTTACCACTGCACATTCCAGGATCGTCCGCAGCAGGTCCGCTTCCGCCTTCATGGCTTCCCGCTCACGCCCTCTGATCATTTCCAACTTTCCGTATGCTTCTTTCAGATATGCGCCGGATCTCTGGAGCCCTCTCACCTGTGCTTCCAGCCGCTTCACTTTCTGTTCCGCTTTTTTCAGTTTTTCCGATGTTGTCATTCTTCTTCTCCTCCGTAAATGTCGTTTAAATAGTCTGCGTAAGGGCAGTTCATGTCTGGGAAATTCGCACAATGCTTCCGCATATACTTTGATTTTTCCACACTTGTCCGAAAAACCTGTGCATAAAACCCACTGCCGATGTTGCTTTCACAAAATATGGTTGTTTGATTCTCCCGTACAAAATACGGGCATTTCACGATGATGCATCCGTTTGGCACATCTCACCACCTCACTCCAGCATCCTGATTTTTGTTTCAATCCCCATCTTTTTGTTTTCTTCCACAATATCCTCCCAGAAAACAAGTTCATGAATCAAACAAGATGTTTTTTCCTGAAACCGCTCCATAAATCTTGCTGCCCTTTCTTTTCCGAAACCAAATTCATCATGTAGGGTATGTACCGCAAGGCAAGTTACTGTATCAATGGTATTGTTTTTGATCTCCTGTGTAGCTCCTTCTATCTCCTTCATGGCAAAGGATGTTTTGATCCCTGTGATATTCCGAAACCGGATCTCCTTTTCCAGTGCTTCCAGCCCACCTTCTCTGACGATCTTTAACGCCAGATACAGCCCATCCTCTCTCCCGGCGTCATACGCATTTTTCTTCATGGTCTTTGTCCCCTTTCACACACCCGCATTTTTCCGGCTCATTCTGGCAGCTGTTCTTGCATTTTGGTCTGAACCCGCAGTCCGCACAACATACATTTCCATGCCGGCGGTCACAGTTGAACAGCGTACACATCCTCGTTTTTTTCTTCTTCATTCTCCTGTCACCTCTGTACTTTCTATAAACTTCTTGCATACTGCCGCCACCTGTATCAGCTCTGCCGCCCCTCTGATGGCATCCTGATACATCATGTCTGCAATGTTTGCCGCTTCTGTGTCATTGTCTTCCCGAATCATCCTCCAAAATGATTTCATATCCGCTCCCAGGCTTTCCATTTCTTCCTGCGCTTCTTCCACTTCTTCCAGCAAAACAGCATATCCTTCATGCAGCGTGTGATAAAACCCTTTTTTCTGCACAATCCTGTTTCTTTCCTCTTCCGCCGCATCTTCCATTTTTTCCAAGATTTCATCCATGCTGCTTTTCCTCTCCTTCCTCTGGTTCGATCATGATTTTTGTGATATCGTAAGCCTCCTTCAGCGCTTTTTCTCTTTTCTCCTGATCGGATATTCCATCTAGAATAATATTTGCCATCGCTTCACATAATCTTAGAAATACAATATGTGGATCACCTAATATTCTGATTCTCTTAATTTCTTCTTCATTTCCTACCAGTAATATCTTAAACTTTTTCTTTTTCATGCTTACCCCTCCTTAAAACGGCAGATCATCATCCTCGATATTCTCACTCACTGGATAGAACCCATCTTCTGCCGGTTCTCTCCGTGGCTCCTCGTTTTTGCTTCCCGCAAAATGCTGTTCCTCCACCACTACTTCAATGTTTCTTCTTTTGTTTCCGTCCTTATCCGTCCAGTTCCGCACCTGCATCCGCCCAACGATTCCAACCATCTGCCCTTTGGAAAAATATTTCTCCGCAAAGGTAGCAGACTTCCCAAACACAATACATGGAATAAAGTCCGCTTCCGTTTCGCCTTCCTTTTTCCACCTTCTGTTGACAGCCAGCGTATACCGCCCCACTGCAACCGGATTTTCTCCCTCGGCGTATCGGATCTCTGGATTCTTTGTCAGCCTGCCCATCAATACCACTTTATTCATCTTTTCTTCCTCCTTATGTAATTCCGCACTGCTGCCTTTTTCCGTTCGTCCGCTTCATGTTCTGATTTTCTTTCCTTCCACATTTCCGCTTTCAGCTTTTTCTGTTCTGCATCCCAGTTTTTATACTGGTCACAGCTGCCATGGCATTTTTCATGCCGCTTCTGGCAGTCCTTACATGGGCAGACCAGCTGTTTCAAGTGTTTTTTTACGTTCATCGGGTTCCCCATGGATGTTCTTCCTTTCGCAGCTCCTCTTTCTGTCTTTCCAGTTCCTCTTTTTCCTTCAAAAGTTTTTTTTTTCTGTTCTCAAGGCTGACCTTTGCCCAGTTTAGTACCTCTTTCACACCCATGAAGCATTCTTCCTCCACATAACAAGATGCGTCCTGCTTTTCCTGGTCTCTCCATAATTGGCATATTGGATCGTGGATACACTTTTTACAATTCATTTCCTTATTTCTCCCATTTTCCACTTCTTCCAACCGCTCTGCATTTGTTTCAATAAAAAGAATTTGACTTTGTCTTTCTGTATCTTTGTCGTATGCCACAAGCCCATGTCCCATTCCTTTTGCTATCTCTCCTGTTAATTCTAAGATGTCCGACTTCTGTATTTTTTCTATAATTTCTTCTCTGCTCCAATCCGCTCCGACCAAACTACTGCCCAACTGATAAAATGTATGTATCAAATTCCCATCTGGCAGGATGTATACTGCCTGTTCTTTTGTGATAAACTTTTTCTCATTCATACAATTCCTCCAACTTCCCGCAACGCTTCCGCTGCCATCCTTGCATATTCCTTTTTCCGCTGGATGTTTTCGATCTCCTGCTCACTGCGCCCCTGCCATTTTGCCTTGTTTTCCTGAAAGTCGTGTTTCTTTTCCAGCTTTTCAAAATAAGCAATGGCATCCGCATATAATGGCTTCTGCATACTTATCCCCCCTACTCCATTATGTAAAATTCACATTTTTCACACCCTACGTGCAAATGGTCGTTAGGAGAATATCTAACCCACTTCGCACGTCCGCCGCAAAGGTGGCAAGTAAATTCATGCTTCCCCTGCTTTTCCGCTTCTTTCTGCGCACTCAGAAACTCTCCAATTTTTTTATATGCATCCATGGTCATTCCTCCTTGTCGTGAATGTTTCCGATGACTTCATATTCACAGCTAGCAGATAATTCTCTACAATCACTTTGAACTGTTGACGATGTTCTCAAATATCGTTGTGTTGGATTATGCCAGAATATTTTTCCGGTATCTATTGAATACTCATTTATTTGGCAATCAGTATAGTGTTTAATAATATCCCCTTCGAAAATCTTAACCCCTTTCCTGTCCTTCAACCCAATATATTGGCAAAGTGTTGATGAAACTATCTTATAAGTATTTACAACAGTTCCACCTTGATACTGTTCAAAAACAGTCATTCGGTTCAATTCTTCTCCCTGAATACTAGGAAACGGGAATCCTTCTACCCACTCCCCTGTATCAACTCTTTTTCCCTTAAATAAAATTTTCCTCATAGTACCTCCATCCTTTTTCCTGACCTCACGAAAATGCTCTATGCATCCTCCCCGTACTTTTCCTCATATTCCTCCTGAGAAATAAACCGGCAGTCTTTTTCCTCCACAAACATTCCCAGTCCTGTGAACCACAGAACATCTTTGATGGTCACTTTCTGTCTGATTTCCTCCATTTTTTCTTCGTACTCATCCTCTGGTACCATGTTTCCGCCGATGCTCAAACCCGCTGCATCTGGATTCCCGTTTTCATCCTCCGCAAGCCCCATGATTTCCAAATAGATTTTCAATTTTTTCATACCGCTCCTCCTATTTTCCAAATCAATCGCTTCACCTATACAGTAAGTTGCTCTCTTATCCGCTGCCCTGTTGAACGCTTCCACAAATGCCTTTGTTTCTTTTTCTTCGATCAGTTCATAATACATATCATCTTCCCAATCTTCGTACTGATCATTTCCAAGCATTTCCATCAACTTGGTGATCAATTCTCTTTCATTGATCTGTACGGTATCTTTTACAGCTGTGTAAAATTCCAATGAAAATTCTTCATTATAGGCAATGCAGCTTTCGATTTCCCCTGCATCAATGACTTCTGTCATGCCTTCTTTGTATTTGACAATAACTTTCTCGTCATCCTTTAACTCACATAATTTCTTCATGTTCTCACCTCAAAACGGCATTCTTCCCTTATTCCACCAACAAACCACCTTGACGATCCCTCTGCAAATCATCCCTTTCAAATAAGCCAAAATCCATCCTCCTCTCCATGAATGCACATTCCCATTTCCTCCACGAATTGACTTTCGTATTCGCATAACCAACAGTCATTCACCGGCAATGCCCCATATTTCAACATGCAGAATATCTTGTACTGCTTCAATCCGCTTTCCTCCACCATGTCTTCCATTTCCGCTTTCCGCTGCTCCGCTTCTTCCAGATCCAGCATGATGTAATTTTTTCCGATCAACCTGATGAATTCTTCTCTGGTATGTGTTTTCTCATATTCCCTCTGACAAATGCACTTCAGCGCCCGATCCAGACCACTCTCCGGCTTCGCGTGCAGACCGCCCAGCCCGGCCAGATGTTTTTCCGGCACCAGGTAACACCAGAAACCATTCTTGTCTGAAACCTCCCGTTTTCCGCTTCCATGGAAAATATGATGTTTCTGCAAACCATTTTCTCTGCCGGTCACAAAGCATTTCTTATCCTTCCCTGTCAGAATGCTCCATGTGTGGCTCCCCTTCTTTTCCATTGCCATAGTCCTCGCCTCCGATCTTCACCGCTCTTACATATCTTGTGTGTCCTGTGATCTCTGAATAATACTGTACTTCCTCAATGACCTTGTAATTCTTCGGCACCCGCAGCCGCTTCGTTTTCTTTTCCTCCGAAACCAAAGTGACCTTTACTTTTGGCTTTTCTAAATTCCGGCTGCCGCTCCACCGTTTTCCGTACTCTTTGTAATTTTCTTTGGTGATGTAGTATGCCAGTCCCGTGTAGTCCCCACCCGGTTCCAGTATGGAAACCATCACACGACCCAGCCCCCATACCTCAGAAAGCTCTTTCATAGAAAGGTCCATTTTGTTGATCAGTAAATGGATATGCTCCCGCTTCCGTTTGCTCTCCACCACATATAAATATTTCAGCTCACTGTATCCCTTCCGCTTCCGCAGCCGTTTCAATCTGCTGATAAAATTTCTGAATAACCTCAGGGCATTTTCCACATCTACCCTCTCCCGGAACGTCAACGTCAAAAATAAATCCCCCTGCCGGAAATTTGCGTTCACCATTCTTGCACATTTCCTTCTTGCTTCCAGACAGTTGTACTCTGCCATTTCCTCAGATGATAAATTTTCTTTCGCGCCTCTCTCACAGCTCATTCCTCGTTCTCTGGGTGAGAAATATATCTTTTCTTCATACACATCCCCCGCCCAAATCCTTTTTAAATATCTTGGCATGATTCACCTCATACTTATGTATCTCTCTATTCCTATCTGTTTATAGGGGTATGCCCCTAATGTTAATCACATTATCAAGGGTCAAAAGGGACCCCCGTCCCTTGCAAAATCAACCTTCTTTTGGTATCATAAAACTGTATCTCGTATTCAATTATCTGTGGGAAGGACGCTCTCTCTTTTTGAGAACGCCCTTCTTTTTTATGCAAGGATTTCTTCCAGCTTCTCCATCTGCTTTTCTGTCAAATCCCCGAATTCTTCCCCATTCTCGCCTACCAGAAGAAAATCCCCGTTGATGGTATAAAAATGCGTGTTCGGTTCCAGCTTCAACAACTTCCCTTCTTCGTTGCAGATCAGCACCACACCCTCTGCAAGTTTCAGCGTTTGGATATATCCGCCCACCGTTTCCTGTAATGCTTTCAGTTCGTTTTTCACTTCCACCCGCCGGATCTCTCCTCTCACCGGCACCAGCAGTCCTTTGATGTATTCCATCCCTACGCCTCCAATTCCATTTGATTTCCAATGATCTCTACTTTTCCTTCCATCTGTTTCATGTCTTCTTCCGTCAGGTCCTTGATCATCATGCCCACCATGCGGAACAGCAGCCCTTTCCCATGGATCAACTTCTTCTCTCCCTCCCATCCGTCATATAACGGTCCATCCGGGTTCTTCTGTGCATCGTACGCCAGAAACACTCTCTCACTGATAGGATTCATGGGAACGATGTCTACGCCGCCAACAGCCTCAATCTTCGCCGCCATGTCCAACATCTGCGGGCTCTGTTTCACTACTCTCTGCCCCTTCTCCGTGATAAAGATCATCTGCACTGATTTCATATTCTTCCACTCCTTCCCAGCCTCGTTCCTGTCTGCACTTTCTCCACATGATGTTGACCTTGTCCATAAAATCATCATTCATGACCACCGGCGAAATGACCGCAACCAGAATCAATCCATCTTTCACAGCCACCATTCTTCTTCCCTTTTCCCCTCTCAGGAAAAAAGCTAAATACTTGCTGTCCATCTTCCGCACTGGCTCCAGTAGGTCTTCGTCCATCCATAACACCCCATCCGTCGTATAAAATGGCGTCAGATACATGCCGTTGTAAAATACAGAAATCCCCGCCGGGTCTGCCGTCAGCTCCGTTTCCTCCACTCTGTCCTGCTTTGTCACTCCTTCCGTATCCACCATGTCCTTTTTGCTCCATTTTTCCTTTTGGGTTTCTGTAACCCCCAATAGGTTCAGAAAATCGTCACTGGTCATTTTAGGCAGCCCTTCCAATCGGTAAACCGCATACCCGTTGCTCATCCATTGCCCACCGTCTAAATCTGTCATGATGAAACAGGCTTTATTTCTTTTCGCCACTCTGGCAATTTCTGCAAACTTCATAATGTTCCACCTTTCTTCTCAGCTTCCGGTTTTCTTCCACCAATACCCCAAAGCAAAGCACCGTAAAGAAAACCAATATCATACAAACCACCATGATTTTTTCCAGATCAAACAATTCTGACCCTCCCCTCTGATTCTCCGCCCAGAAGCTCGTTATATCGGAAGCTCACCACATACCCCGCTTCCATCCGCACTGTAAAGAAGTGCGGATATAAATCTTCTACTTTGCCTTTGCTGATGTAGTCATTGTCCTCACCGTTTACCCGCCGGCGAATGTGCTTGATTTTCTTCCCGACGTCCAGCCCTCTTGCCATGGCTTTTTCTCTCATATCCATTTCTGTTCTTCCTTTCAAATACACAATGTGGGCATACATACCCGTTCTTCGTATCCTGTCCCTTTGCTATGTTCCATTTCATGCCGCAGATCTTGCAGCAGACATATCTCAACTCTTTCATGGCAACCTTCAAATGATGTTCTCTGTTTTGATGTTCAATTTTTCTTGTAATGTTCTGACTTCTGCCACCGTAAAGGTGGAAGGCTCCCGCAGCCTTCTCCCTAACGTTGTTGCAGAAATATGCAGCATAACGGCAACGTCTTCCCGCTTGTAGCCGTACAGCGTCATGTTTTTGATGATTTCCCCTAGCAGTTCTCTGTCTTTTTGAGAAACCATGAAATCACCCACTTTCCATTTTTCCTGTCAAGTTTCTTTGGAGTTTGCTCCATTTTTGTCTAGTTTCTTTTCTTTGGTAACTTATTAAGATACTTTTTCTGCAAAAAAAATATCCATTGGATTTTCAATTTGCAAAGTTTCAATCATAATTTGAATTTCATCACTACCAAATACCCCCTTCTTCATTTTTTCATAAAAAGTTTTTGGAGTAATTCCGATAATTTCTGCCATTTTTGCCTGTGAAAGCCCTTTCTTTACGATTTCCCCTCTTAAAATATCTGTTCTAATCATATCATCACCTCCTCGCTAGTAACTTATTAAGTTACTTACATTTTATCACCTTATAGTAACTTGTCAAGATATTTTTTTATTGACTAGTAACATTTTTGTGTTATAATGAAGGCGAAAGGAGGTTTTGATATGTCAAAAGGCAAAAAAATAAAGCTTCTCCGAGAAGCTCTTAACATGACACAAACAGAATTAGCACAAAAAACTAAATCATCAAAACAAACCATTTATAAATACGAAAATGATATTATTACCAATATCCCATCTGATAAAATCATGGCATTAGCAAAAGCTCTAAACACCACCCCCATGTATCTGATGGGCTGGTCTGATGAACCGGAGGAAAAGCCAAAATTGGATTTATCTAAATTTGATAATATCTATCCCGTCAAATTAAAAAAATTTCCTCTGTTGGGCGAAATCGCCTGTGGTAAACCCATCTTTGCCAATGAAGATCGGGAAAGTTATGTTCTTGCTGGCTCAGACATCCATGCGGATTTCTGCCTGCGTGCCAAAGGTGACAGCATGATAAATGCCCGCATCCTTGACGGAGATATCGTTTTCATCCGCAAGCAGGATATGGTTGATAATGGCGAAATCGCAGCTGTGGCTATCGGTGACGATGTAACATTGAAACGTGTTTTCTACCATCCCGAACAGGATCTGCTGATCCTAAAGGCGGAAAATTCCAAATACCAGGATATGATTTATGCACAGGATCAGCTGGATCAAGTGTATATTCTTGGTAAAGCCATTGCTTTTCAGTCAGATGTGAAATAAATGTTCAAAGGAGAATTGTTATGGGACTTTTCAAAAGTAAACAACAGAAAATTCTGGAACAAATGAAAAAAGATTTACAAACATTTACTTATCAATGCAGATATCATGAATACTTTGATCTTTCTCTTGATTTTGTTGTTGCTCTCCCTGCTGTAGGTATTAAACACAATGATACTTTAAAATATATGAAATTTAATCGTTACTGCACCGTTGACTCTATCATTTATTCTGTTTATCTCATATCGCATATAAATTTTTCTTTAGTTTCATCATTTAAAGAATTTTACGAAGATATTATGTACCGCATTCAACTTAACTTGTCTATCATTTTGAAAACGAATTATGGACTAAATGAAAAAGTTTGTGTTGAAATGGTTTCAAATCGTTTTGCTTTATATGATAAAACAATTCAAAACATGGATAATAAAGATGTTGACAAAATTGTTGAAGCTTTATATGTGCAATTCATCTTGGTTTTAAATACTTCTATGAACGAACAAAAATATGTCCCTTTCTTTGTTGATTCTCCAATTTATATCGATGATATTTTTTCTCAACAGGAAAAAATAAAAGAAGTATGTAAAACCTCTGAATCTATCATTAAACTGTGCTCTGAGTCAACCAAAAGAAATTTGAATACGTTATTAGACATTTGCAGTAAACTTTAATTTTTATTAAAAATCTCAACTCAAAAATGGCGACCTTCCAAAAGGAGGTCGAAACTATGGCAAAAGCAAAAAAACTGCCGTCCGGTAACTGGTCTGTGCAGGCTTATAGCCACACCGTCACCATAAACGGCAAACAAAAACGGGTGTATGAGCGTTTTACCGCTCCCACCCGTAAAGAGGCTGAGTATCTGGCAGCAGAATTCCAAATGAATAAATCCCGCAAAAAATCTATGGAAACCATGACAGTTGCTCAAGCCATTGAAAGTTATATTGACAGCAAATCGAATATTCTTTCTCCATCTACGATCAAAAGCTATCGTAGCTTACAGAGGAATCATTATCATGACATCGGTAAAATTCCTTTACAAAAACTTACCAGACAAATGGTTCAGCGTGAGTTTAATTTATATGCGGCTTCCCTTGCTCCAAAGACCTGCCGCAATCTTCATGGTTTGCTTTCCGCAGCTCTGGAAATGTATCACCCTGATTTTCGTTTGAAAACAAATATGCCCCAAAAAACAAAGAACGAAATCCATATTCCCACAGAAGCAGAACTTCAGTGTCTTCTCTCCCGATCCCGTGGAACGCCTCTCTTTCTTCCTATCATTCTGGCGTTTTCCATGGGGCTTCGTCGGGGAGAAATTTGTGGTCTGCGCTGGAAAGATATTAACCTTGAAAAACATACTATTCATGTCCATACTTCACTGGTGCAGAATGAAAAAAAAGAATGGGTTGAAAAACCTCCAAAGACCTATGCAGGAAATCGCATCCTCGATATTCCTCCATTTGTCTATGATGAACTAGAAAAACTATACCCGGAACAGAAGAATAGTCGTATCACAGATTTAATGCCGGATAATATTACCAATATGTTTCCTGGTTTGCTTCGTCACTCCGGTCTGCACCATTTCCGCTTCCATGATCTTCGCCATTATTACGCATCCATCATGCTTGCCAATAATGTTCCCGATAAATATGCAATGAAGCGTATGGGACATGCAACCAATTCCATGCTAAAGAATGTATATCAGCACATAATTACTCAAAAAGATCAGGAAGTTACCGTTGTTATGAACAACTTTTTTTCAGGACATTTCCAATAATGCAACACAAAATGCAACACGAAAAAAAAGAAACCCTGATTTCTCAAGGTTTCCAGAGCGGAGACGGTGGGATTCGAACCCACGGACGGTTTGACCCGTCAACTGATTTCGAGTCAGCCTCGTTATGACCACTTCGGTACGTCTCCATATTAACGTATGAAAGTATTTTCAAATTTTCAGTAAATTTTCTTTTGTTAGCAATTTGTTAGCATTTTAGCTTTTTTTGTTTGGCTGCTTCGGCTGAAAGCCTGATGTTTCCTGACTTTCTGGCATCGGGGACGAAATTCACTGCCTCGATTTCGAGTCAGCCTCGTTATGACCACTTCGGTACGTCTCCATAAACACCTATTTTACAAAATCGCCTATATAGTATACCAGTCAGAAATAGAAATTGCAATCGTTTTTACAAAAAACTACATGCTTTTCCCCAAAAATCAATCCTCCTTTCACGCTCTACCCTTGACACTCCCTTGGAATTTCTGTAAAGTAGAGAAGATGAGCATATGAAAAATAGGATTCTTTCCTATTATAATATAGAAACAGGTGAAACGATGCAATCGAATCAAAATTCTAACTATAATAATGAAAGTATTACCTCTTTGAAAGGTGCTGACCGTGTCCGTCTGCGTCCCGGAGTTATTTTCGGGTCTGATGGGCTGGAAGGCTGCGAACATGCCGTCTTCGAAATCCTCTCCAACTCCATCGACGAAGCAAGAGAAGGTTTTGGCAGCAAAATCGAAGTGGTTCGCTACAAAGACCAGTCTATTCTAGTAAAAGACTATGGTCGCGGAATTCCCGTTGATTACAATCCCAAAGAAGAACGCTTCAACTGGGAACTGGTTTTCTGTGAACTTTATGCAGGCGGCAAATACCAAAACAATTCCGGCGAAAACTATGAATTCAGTTTGGGTCTGAATGGTCTGGGTACTTGCGCCACACAGTATGCCTCCGCTTACATGGATGCAACCATCTACCGTGACGGCATGCGTTATGATCTGCACTTTGAAAAAGGGGAAAATATCGGTGGTTTAGTAAAAGAACCCACACACAAACGTGTAACGGGCACACAGATCCGCTGGCTGCCTGACCGGGATGTTTTCACAGACATTGCCATTCCCCTTTCCTACTTCCAGGATGTTTTGCGCAGACAGGCAATTGTCAATGCCGGTCTGACTTTTGAGCTCTTTGATGAAGAAAGCGGCGAAACATTTACCTATTACTATGAAAATGGTATTCGTGACTATCTGGCGGAACTTGCAGGCAACACTTCTTTGACAGACGTTCACTACCTCCAGACAGAAACCAGAGGTCGTGACCGTGAGGACAAGCCGGAATACAAGCTGAAATTTGAAGCGGCTTTCTGTTTCAACAATCAGATCAATCTGCTGGAATACTATCACAACTCCAGTTTTCTGGAATACGGCGGCGCACCAGACAAAGCAGTGAAAAGCGCTTTTGTTTCCGCCATCGACAAATATCTGAAAACAAACAATCTTTATAAAAAGGATGAGAAAAAGATCACATTCTCTGACATTGAAGACAGTTTGATTTTGGTCATCAACTCTTTCTCAACCATCACAAGTTATGAAAATCAGACCAAAAAATCCATCACCAACAAATTCATCCAAGATGCTATGACAGATTTCTTCCGGGAACAGCTGGAAATCTATTTCATCGAAAACAAAATGGATGCGGATAAAATCGCTAATCAGGTACTGGCAAACAAACGCAGCCGGGAAACCGCAGAAAAAACCCGTGTTTCTATCCGCAAAAAGCTGACTGGCTCTCTGGATATGAACAACCGTGTAGAAAAATTTGTCAACTGCCGTACCAAAGACGTCAGCCGTCGTGAAATTTACATTGTGGAAGGCGACTCCGCTTTGGGTTCCTGTAAACAGGGACGTGACGCGGAATTCCAGGCAATTATCCCTATTCGTGGTAAGATTTTGAACTGTTTGAAAGCAGATTACAACAAAATCTTTAACAACGACATCATCACAGACCTTTTGAAAGTACTTGGTTGCGGTGTGGAAATCAAGTCCAAACACAACACTGGTCTGAATTCTTTTGACATCAATCAGCTTCGCTGGAGCAAAATCATTCTCTGCACCGATGCGGACGTAGACGGATTCCAGATCCGCACCTTGCTTTTGACCATGTTGTACCGTCTGGTACCAACACTTATTGAAGAAAAGAAGGTATACATTGCCGAATCTCCTCTTTATGAGATCGTTAATGGCAAAGACACTTACTTTGCATACTCAGACGCGGAAAAAGCAAACATCGTTAGCAAACTGAAAGGGAAAGTGAAGATCAACCGCTCCAAAGGTTTGGGTGAAAACCAGCCGGAAATGATGTGGGAAACTACCATGAATCCCGAAACCAGACGTTTGATTCTGGTAACTCCTGACGATGTGAAACGGACACAGGAAATGTTTGAACTTCTGCTGGGTGAAAATCTGGCAGGACGAAAAGAATTTATTGCCGAAGAAGGCTACAAATATCTGGACTTAACAGATATCAGCTAAGAAAGGTACGATTGTTATGGCAAGAAAGAAAAAAACAGTCATTGAACGAAAAGATAATTTCATACAGGAGCAGCCCATCACCCAGACACTGGAACAAAACTACATGCCCTATGCCATGAGCGTTATTGTTTCCCGTGCCATTCCTGAAATTGATGGTTTCAAGCCCTCTCACCGGAAACTTCTTTACACTATGTATCATATGGGGCTTTTGCGGGGCGACCGTACAAAATCCACTAACGTAGTAGGTCAGACCATGAAACTGAACCCTCACGGGGATTCTGCGATTTACGAAACATTAGTACGTCTGACCGAAGGCAACGGCGCACTCCTGACCCCATTTGTAGATTCCAAAGGGAATTTCGGGAAACAGTATTCCCGCGACATGGCTTATGCTGCTTCCCGTTACACAGAAGTAAAACTGGCACCCATTTGTCAGGAAGTTTTCGCGGACATCGACAAAAACACTGTGGAATTCGTAGACAACTATGATGGCTCCATGCAGGAACCCGTTTTACTGCCTACGACTTTTCCCAATATTCTGGCAAATCCAAACATCGGGATTGCCGTTGGTATGGCAAGTTCCATTTGTAGTTTTAACTTGGCAGAACTTTGTGAAGCAACAGCCGCATATATCAAAGATAATTCCATTGATCTTTGCGATGTGCTTCCTGCTCCCGATTTTTCCACAGGCGGACAGCTGATCTACAATCGCTCTGCTTTGGAACAGGTTTATCGCACAGGTCGCGGCAGTTTCAAGCTTCGGGCAAAATATCGTTACGACAAAGATGCCAACTGTATTGAAATTTATGAAATCCCCTACACTACCAATCTGGAAGTCATCATTGACAAAATCATCGCATTGGTAAAAGGCGGAAAAATCCGTGATATTTCCGATATTCGTGATGAAACTGACCTGAATGGTCTGAAAATCACCATTGATATCAAAAAAGGCACTAATCCTGATTTACTCATGCATAAGCTTTATGCCATGACGCCGCTTTCCGACAGTTTCAGCTGCAACTTTAACGTACTGATTCAAGGAAAGCCCATGACCTTAGGTGTGGGCGGCATTTTGCAGCACTGGACAGAATTCCGTATGGAATCCATCCGTAAGCAGCTGGCTTTTGACATCCAGAAAAAGCAGGAAAAATGCCACCTTTTACAAGGTTTGGCGGAAATTCTGCTGGATATTGACAAAGCCATTTCCATCATCCGTCATACAGAACTGGAATCCATGGTTGTTCCTAATTTGATGGAAGGCTTCTCCGTTGACGAAGTACAGGCGGATTATATCGCAGAAATGAAACTGCGAAACATCAACAAGGAATATATCCTCAAACGTACGCAGGAAATGGAATCTCTGGAAAAAGAAATCGCAGATCTGAAAGCAACATTAGAAAGCAACACCAAGATCAAAAATCTGATCTGTCGTCAGCTGAAAGCCGTCGCGAAAAAATACGGCAAACCTCGTTTGACAGAAATCATTCAGGAAGAAGAAATTGTGACTCCCACCAAAGATGATTTCATTGAAGATTATGGCGTACGCCTGTTCCTGACAGAACAGAACTATTTCAAAAAAATACCCCTGATCTCCCTGCGTTCTGCTGGTGAACAGAAAGTCAAAGACGACGACTACATCATGCAGGAGATGGAAAGCACCAACCGTGGGGAAATGTTGTTCTTCTCCAATCAGTTCAACGTATACAAAATGAAACTGAGCGACATTCCTGACAGCAAAGCAAGCTCCATGGGGGAATATCTCCAGAACCTGTTAGGTATGGATGCGGAAGAAAAAATCCTTTATATGACCGTCACACAGGATTACAGCGGCTTTATGGTATTTTTCTTCGAAAACGGGAAAGGCGCAAAAGTACAGCTTTCCGCTTATGCTACGAAAGCCAACAGACGGAAACTGGTCAACGCCTACTCTGCCCGTTCTCCACTGGTATACATGGAAAAACTGGATGCAGATGTGGATTTCCTGCTTATGCGCAACCATGACAAAGCCACTCTGCTTAACACAGAACTGATTCCGGCGAATGCTTCCAAAAGCGCATCCGGTGTGCAGCTTTATACCCTCAAGAAAAACAGCAGCATCACCAAAGTCTGCCCTGCGGCACAATTCCAGACAGACAATCCTGAATATTACCGGACACGGAAAATTCCAACAACAGGGCATTTCATTCAGGAAAAAGACAAAACTTCCAATGATGTTCCCGGACAGATCGAGTTATAA